TTACATTATTCATTGCAAACATCAATCACCTTATTTAATTTAAAAACAATTCAAAATGGCAGACGAAACTTTATTCGCAGACGGATTCGATGAGGCTATCGTAGGTATAGACTACATCTCTTATCCAGCACGTATCATTTACGACAAAAACAAAATGGTTGAAATCCTGGTTGAAAACGATGGCATGTCTCTAGAAGACGCTATCGAGTATCTAGAATACAACACATGGTGTGCATATGTTGGAGAAGGAACACCTATCTTTGCTCACCTGGGAGGTAAATCCGATATCCAGGAACTGATCGAAATGCACGGTCTATGACATTAGAAGCAACTACAAGAAGCAAACAGTATTGTCCCACTTGTAAAAAAGAAACAATGCACACACCCAAGTTAGGACTTGCAGTTAATAATAAAAGGTTGTGCGAAGTATGTAGAGCAGTAAATGAAGTAAAATGAAAATACTCTTGACCATAGTTATATACGAGATAATCAAAACAGCAGCCATGCATTTGTGGTATAAAACAATAAGATAAAACAATGAACAAACGCAAGTCATATTTATACGAACGTAATACCAGGGAAGCAATCAAAAGAGAACGCAAGCTTCTGGTTGCCTTTCTCAAAATAAACTCTCCTCGCATAAGACAGCTGTTCAAAGAGATCGAATTGATGTCAACCCGGGAAAAACGCTACATTAGCATAATGTTGTAAATTACATTTACCTAATGATAATTATATTTACACATTGTAAAGATATAGCAGAAAGATCGGTATCCTCCCGGTGGATAGTATCCATCGGCCAGCAATCCTAAACTTGTTAATACCGAGAGTTAAGTGGGTTGCTTCTAATAATACTGATAATGGAGAATGATATCGTACTCGGATTCGGGCTGTTCTTTACCTACGTAGCCGTCCTATTCTTTATATGGGCCTATGTGAAGGACAGGTAACATATATCTAGCCTATATAATTGCTGCACCCCCTGCAACAAATGGCCCCCCTATTCATTGAACCCCCCGGCTTACTTTTTTGTAAGTTATCTTTCTGTAACACGATCCCTGGAAAATAATGTTCGTGCGAGGGCTGGAGCTTTACGTAGCGAAAATCTTTCCGCCCGCCCGCAAAAAAACACCCCCGGGCATGCGTCTGGCCTCCCGGCAAGTTCGGAGAACTTGTCGGAGGCTCGTAAGCGTGTCGCAAAATAAAATTCGAACTTCCCCTCTGGGGAATAACGGCCTTTATAGCCACTTCACAAACATTTGTTGGTGTACTTTGTGCCCTTTGGGCAGAGAAAAGGGCTTGAAATTTATTTCAAAGGGCTGAAAGCCAACGAAACCAAAGGTTTCAAGGTAGAAAAATGTTCATGTGTTTGATGCAATCAAACACCTCCAAACAACCTCAAAATATTGTCGATTTTAGTTGACAAAAAAAGCATTGTTCTTTAGAACAAACGCCAAAAAGCTCATACTCAAATACATAAGTATTTGAGAGGGCGATTTGCTGACCGAACCTCGCACGCCCGTCCGCCAGTTTTTCTGGAAAGAAAAACTTTTGCGGAGACGGAGGGATGTGGCCACGCTACCCCTACGTACGTGCACGCATTTCCTACCGCACATTTAATCTTTTTTTTAAAAAAATTTTACGTAGTAAAATATTTTTAAGGTGGCCTATTAAAAACTTGTAGACCAAACTGCCCTATAACTTTGTGCTGTCGATTTGCCAAAAACGACTCACGATTTCGGCAGACGACAAACGTTCTTTCCCACACCGAGACTACACCACTGCAGGATACGGCAAAGCCGCTGTGAAGCGTTCTATCCGAAGTGATTGCCATCACTAAACAGAGTTTAGTCGGGTTCTTTGACATACATTTCCCTTCGGGAACAAGGGAAATTTGGGGCACTCCTTCGAGGATTGATGTAATCAATGCCAACAGTGCAATCTGTGATACCTTTGGTATCTGTTCTTATCCCTTGGGATAAGTTATCATCAGCGAAGTGAACCATAAGAAAGCAAACGAAGTTTGGTCTGACACCACAGGCTAAATTTATTTAGCCATGGTCGGTCTATGGTAGCCTTGCAGTGCTTGAGTCCGCTGCATTAAATTTGGGACGGCTCCCAAAGGGAGAGGGTTCGATTCCCTCACCGACCACCAAACCATTAACTAAAGTTAAACCATGAAACTATTCTCATTCTTCATCATGACACTTTGTGTCACCGCATCGTCAATGTCGTTGATTAATCATTTTGATAAATCAACCGACCAATCTGTGCTACTCGTGATTCTTTGTCACTTTGTGACAATTGTTACAATCGGCACTATTTCCTCAAACGTAGTCGAAGACTAATCCATTCAACCAACAAACCAATTTTTAATACTTAAAAATCATGACAACCAAAAACATCACCACCGCTGAAGCTATTATAGCTTCAATCTCAGACATGAAAGTTTCAAGCCAAAAGGCTTACATCACCAAAAACATTAATCAGCAAGCTGATTACATTAAAACTATCGAAGATAAGTTTTACAACCGAAAGTGGAAGCACTACTATGGTGAACCTCTTAATGAAGAGGTTATCCTTAACGAAATTGCTCAACTCGAAGAGTTGGTAGGTGCTAAGGCTCTCCTTAACGGAGAGGACTGGCAAAAGGTATCCGCTAAGAAGTCAGCTAAAGCTGTGAAGTCGAAAGCTGTGGTATCTGAAACCCCAAAGCCTACGGCTTCAGAAACGGCACTTGCCGAATTGACGAAGTCAATGACAAACCTCACCTCTCAACTCACAGAGTTGACCAAGGTAGTTGTAAAGAATTCAGTCGACATTGCTTCTATTCAGAAGCAAATTGAAACAATCAATCAGCCCAAAGTTACTAAAGTAACTACACCTGTACGAAAGTCTCAGCCAAAGGCTGTTGCCTCAAAGAAAGCCGAAATTATCGAAGATAAGCCGGCAATCAAGAAAACAAGCAAGTCTTTGCTTGAGGAATTGTTCGGTTCTTTCAGAACCGTGAAAGCCGACAAGCCAAAATCAACCAAGCCAAGCCGTAAGGAATATAATCCTTACGGCAACAGCTACAAAGCAAAGAAAATGGCTTACATGGAAGTTCGTTAATTGTAAACAATTAAAATCACCACTAATCAACACAACAAAATGGAATTTTGTATCTTTTTCGGAACCATCTCATTCATCACCATAACGATTTTATCGTTAGCAACTTACTTTATCGAGAAATAAATCTATGATTACACTATGCATCATGCCCTCTTTCAGAGGGACTACAATCGAGACATTCAAAGCTTTGCTTACTTGTCTTGCAATCGACAGCACTTATCTTTTACCCATGTTTAACATCATCTAAAATCATGCAAAAACACATCCTACATTTTGACGAGTCTAAAGACTTGCTAGTCAGCTACACAATCGAACAAACCGATGAAATCGCTGCTTACACAGAGTATCTAGTGACGTTATACGTCAATGGCGAAGAAACTTTCAGCGAAAAAGTCCTTTCCGAGGATATGGACTTTGCCCATCGTCATGCTGAAACAATGTACGAAGGCTATAAAGAGTATATCAAATCATGAAATCAGAAAAAGAAAAACAACTAGAGCATCGCCTTGCAATGGTCAGTGATGACTTGCAATGTATCCGAAGATTTATCTTCGAGAATGGCTTAGCGAAAACCTTTGCAAAGCCGACAGATGAATGCGATGAATGTTGGACTCACTTAGTGAACATTGAAATCGCCTGCTGTTTATCTAGTGACGAGTCACTATCCTGGAAACCATTCAACAAATTAAAACAACCAAATCAATCGAGATGAAAAACGTAGTTTTTAGACAAGGTGATACAATCACCCTAGTTACCTTTGGTAAAACTAGTAATGAAAAAATCGCTGACAACAATGAGATTGTTGCTCAGACATTTCACTTCAGCCGGGAACAATACGACATTGCCCTTGGCAAAACAACCATGAAAGAATTTTTCTCTCATGATGCTAAGGTATGTTTCGATTGTCCCTTTGCTGTAAGCAATGGTGCAAAACTTACGGCTTGTTATACTCATAAGCCAATGCAATACATGGGGTTTCGTTCCTCTCTCAGAGCTATAGCAAAACGATATCCCGAGTATGGTCTGATACCTCAGCTTTCAGCTGATATCGTAGCTGATATTGTCAGCAAATGCTACGGACTTTATGTCCGCTTTGGTAGCTATGGTGAGCCAACGCTTATGCCGATTGACGTAGTCAAATCTATTGTAGCTGTAGCGAAATCATGGACAGGCTATACTCATCAATGGATGAGTCGTCCAGAATATGCACCATATTTCATGGCATCAACACATAGTGTTGGACAAGAAATGCTTGCAAGACAGCTCGGATATCGTAGCTTTGTTGTTACCAACAAATCAATCGATGGACTTGTTTCCTGCCCTGCCTCTAAAGAGATGGGCTTCAAATCAAATTGCTCGAAGTGCGGACTCTGTTCGGGGACTGAGGGCAAAGGTAAAAAATCAATCGTAATACTAGAACATTAATCAATCAATCAACAAACTAAATTAAATTTAAAATCATGGGACGTTATTATTCTGGAGACATCGAAGGCAAATTTTGGTTTGCCGTACAATCAAGTAACGCTGCTGATAGATTTGGCAGCACAGGTTATGAACCTAACTACATCGAATACAATTTCTATGAAGAGCACCTCGAAGGTGTTCAAGCCGAACTCAAACGTATCGAAGATAAACTCGGTGACAAGATGCTAATCATCACTAAATTCTTTGAAGAGAACAATGGGTACACCGATGAGAAACTTGAGAAGGCAGGTATCACACGTTCAGAACTCAGCGAATACGCTGACTATGGCTTAGGTAAGAAGATAGAACAATGCATAATCGACAATGGTCAGTGCGAATTCACAGCAGAACTTTAATCAATATCATATGAAAAACGTAAACGTAACACAGCTCAGAGTCAGAATTCTTAACAAGTTTATTGTTAAGATTGTAGTCAGCGAAAGAACTCCCGAAGGATATTTTCTCGGCACAGCCGAGTTATCCCTTTGGGATGCTGTCGGTAATCGTCAGCTATCATGGAAACTTATTCACTTAAGTGACCTTGAGTCAGAAGTTCGGGAAATGCTTCCCGAAAATATGTTCGATGACGCTTGGCAAGTAATCAAAATCACAATGGACACTAACTATTAATAATTAAAATCATGACAAAGACAGAAGTAATCAAGACAATCGACAGCGGCAAGATATTCTCTTGCCGTTTTGTAAAACAAAATGGTGAGGCTAGATACCTCAAGGGACGAACCGGTGTACGTAAGTACACTGACAAGGACGGCAATGTTCACGAAGTGAAAGGCGTGGGCATGAAGTTCAAGCCAAAAGAACTGGGCTATCGTGTAGTCTTTGACTTGGGGCTCAGAGAATATCGCATGATCAATTGTATTACAATTGTCGAGTTCAACAAACAATCAGTAGGAAACTTTTTTATTCAAGAAACAAAATGAAAACAAGACAATCAATTATTGTAGCTGACGTATCGAGAGATGAACTGAACAGCTCTGTAGACTGGTTCTTTAGAACCTGTGCCGTAGAATGGCACGATGCAACTAACCTTGCCGAGTGTATCTGTCGCATACAAGATGTCGAAGACATACCCGAGTATGATGATTGGCTGAGTCCCGAGGACAGAGAGTTAATTCAGAAATTAAAAGCATCCGTAAACGAAATCAACGCATGTTACATCAGAATAATTTAATTAAAACCATGACACAATTCGAAATCGCACAACAACAAGTTAAAGAAAAGCAATTGCAAGCACCAAAGGTGATGACTGAGGGTAAACAAATCGACTACTTCGGCTATCAATTAGCCGTACACCATTTCAATCTTAAGCTAATGGCTAAGGGTATGGCATGCCGAGGTATCAAGTTTACTGACATCAAGAAGTACTACGGACTTAAAGGTAAGTCCGCTGCTGATTGCTTAGGACAATTCGAAGAGATATTCAACAACTACAAACAAAACTTAAACAACTAATCACATGAAAAAAGTAACCATCACCACAAGAGCAGTTTATCACAAAACTGCATCGGTAATTGTCAATGTTCCCGAACACATCCCTGCTGACAAAGTACATGATTGGATTTTGGAGAACGACCATCTATTCACAGCTGTGTTAGACAAGAAGTTAAGCGAAGCACCCTACGAATTCGGCTTCGGTCTCAGCGATGATATGGATTGGATAGACCAAGAGTCGGAGTCACGATACGATGTAGAAGAAAACGGAAAGATTACATACGGAGGACATTTATAAATCAATAAACAAAAACATGGCAAACAATTGTTATAACTTCGCAACCTTAATTGGTTCTAAAGAAAGTTTAGACTTGCTCGAAGCAAGACTAATCGAAAGCAAAAAAGAAACACGGCACTTGTGGTATGGTTCGTTTCACGAAGTCCTCAACATCCCTATCGTAGAGGATGGCAATTCATATCAAGACTTCGGCACACGATGGTTCGATGCGGAATGGAATAGAGAGTCCGATACCGAAGCTACGCTGAGTGGCGATAGTGCATGGTCTCCACCATCCGAGTTCTTTCGCAAGTTGTCTGATGTATATCAGTTGACTATCGAGTCAGAATACGAAGAACCAGGATGTGACTTTGCCGGATACTACAATTGTAGTAATGGAGATGTACTTCGAGACGATACCTATTCGTACAATATGTTTCATCTACTAGAGAACAGGCAATACTTTATGGAAAAAATATGCGATGACATAACCTATGGTACATACGATGACTATGAAGACTTTGCCAAGCACAATAAAGACGTAGCTGAAGTTCTGACACCCCAAGAAATAAATCAAATCAAAGAACATTTTAACGAAGTAAAACCATGAACATCAAAACTAAATTCAACCGACACAACTACACAACTTACTTGTTACCAAGTATCTTACTCGTTCACAATCCAAAAACACACTACGCTGCTGAAGATTATGTTTTGCACATCAACTTTCTCAAGCTACATTGGTACATTGTATTCACACTAAACAAAAAATAACCATGAGCAACAAACAATTCAATGTGCTGAGCCCCGATGGGTTCAGCATTCATCACACCGAGACTTACGACACTATCGAACAAGCCTACGAAGCTATGCAACAATGGGCAAAGCGATACAAATCCCAAGGCTACTATAGTAGCGTTAAGTACGGCAGAATTCCAATCCAAGACTTGGACAGATACTGCAGTATCACCATCGAAATAGAAACAATCAACAACTAACAATCACCAATCAAAAAAACCATGAGTTATCTAACAACATTTCAAGACCAATTACTTTCTGACTTAGAAAAAGAATTCAAAAAGTTAAATTCCACTACACCTGCCAAGGGTAAATTCACAATTGACTCTGTCAAAAAAGACATCGAGGAAACGGAAGCATTTAGAAAATCCATACTCGAACACAACAAAGCTATTGCACAGCAATTGCGGATAGAGTACAACTCTCAATTGAATGAATTCAATCGTGAGTTCAGTCCGGTCAGTCTTGCTTTGCATTGGAGAAGAAGTTCATCCGGTGTTTCGAAGATGTTTGAAGACGAGCACGCTATGAAAAATCCTCACAGCGTAGACTTGGCTCTTTACTTTGAAGGAGAAGAAGATGTCAACCTACATAGACTTCATGTATTGTACGATTATGAAGCAGTAGAAATCAAAACATCTTGCGATTTAATTCGTGGTTTCAAGATCAAAGGATTGCTATGGTCTACTCGTGGCTGGTTACATAGACACGATGCTGGTGGTTACTTCTACAAAACCTTGGACAACTTTATTCAAGGCACTGAAAACTTCCAACGAACCATCACGCTGAAGTATAAACAATTAACAAGCAATGGATAACTACACAATCCAATCCAATCAGTACATACCATTTCGGGCCGAGAGAGGTCCGAGTGGTATGCCACTGGCTACTACATATTATTATGTAGCCAACAAAAGTGGACAACCTATCAATAAGAATACGTGCAAGTCGTATCGTGGCAAACAGATGAAGGAATACGCTTTCCGTTCTGAGGCCGAAGCACAAATATTTTTAAACTATTTAAATCAACATGCAAACAATTAAAGTTATCCCATCTAGTATTGTCAAGGCTTACGTCTCTGGCATCATCGAGTGGAGAGTGTACCACGAGGGACAAATCATTGGTCGCTTTCCTACGGAAGAATGGGCAAAGAAATTTTACGAACTAATCACAAATCAAAACAACTAAAATCTAAACAATTAAAAATTAAAAATCATGGGACAGTATTATTCAGCAGCCATTTTAGGCGACAACAAAAAGACAGTTAAACATCACGTTTACAGCTGGGATTTCAACAGCGGTTTGAAACTAATGGAACATTCATGGATGGAGAACCCATTCATCAAATCATTTGAAACCCTTATCCACAACAATCCTCAGCGAGTAGTGTGGGCAGGGGATTATGCAGATGAATGCCCCGGTAACAAAACGAATGTCTATACAAGATGCACCGACAAAAACAAAGTAAAGCCCGAGCGTGAATTATCTTTGCTCGACTCCTTGTATGTTATCAATCACAGCACCAAGCAGTACATAGACAAAACAAAAGTACCTAGTCGTGATGGATGGCGTATTCATCCTCTACCTCTCATGACCTGTGAAGGTAACGGCAGAGGCGGTGGTGACTATCGTGGTGACGAAGATTATGTCGGCTCCTGGGCAAGAGATATAATCTCTGTATCGAATGTAGTTCCAGAGGGATATTCTGAATTTATGTTTAACTTAGTAGAACAATAAAATGACTTACAAAATTTATCGCAACCTACACAAGAACTGCTTCAGTGTACTGAAGTATGACAAAGAAAAGAAAGGCTATCGTCTATATGCACATGTAGACGAAGCCATCATCTCTCAAGTTAAGACCAAGGTATCTGAGGCCGGGCGCAGGCGTGTACTCAAAGAGAAGTCAAAGAATGTGCATGCATTTATCCTAGCCAAGTCTTTCTCTCCGCTTCCCTCCGGTACGTTACGTCTGATACCCCACGCTTATCCGGATGAATTGTACTACAATCCGTACACCACGGAACAATTTATCAACAAGACAAGCGGTCAACCTGTCATGTCTCATACATCGGTGATGCTCAAGAACTGCAAGGCTTACCTCATTAATGAGACCACCGCAATTGACATCGTAATTTAAAATAACTTCAAAATAAATTTGGAAAAATCAAAACAATCACATTACATTTGCAACAATCAAAAAACTAACTCACAAAAAATTAACAACTAAAAATCAAACTATCATGAACAATCAAAATTTTATCAACAACAACTCAACAAACATTTCAAACATGGACGCACCTGCACTGAACCTCGACAACTTCGAGCGCACAATGAACCTGCTCGAAAGAACCGGACTTAACTGGGAAGTTAAGAAAGAACAATTCACTCATCCCTCGGGATTGATTACTGACCACTATGGTATCTTCCGATACAACCACGGAGACGATGCACCAATCGATTGTCTCGGCTCTGTTAAAGGTAGGTACACACCATTCCAAAACTGGGAACTTGCCGACACCGTTGTCCGTGCCACTGAGGGTATCGGTATCTCTACTGACAGAGGTGGTACTTTGAATGGCGGTCGCAAAGTTTATCTACAAGCTCAGTTACCGGAAGAGTACATCGGCAAGTCCGGTGTTAAACGCTGGGTGACTTGTATCAACAGCCACGATGGTAGCAGTTCAATTGCTTTTGGTTCTACCAACACCGTTATCGTATGTCAGAATACTTTCTATCGTGCTTACAAAGAAAGCAGTAGGTTCAGACATACTGAGTCAGCCAAGTCACGTATCGAGATTGCTATTCAGCAATTCCAAGAAACGATTAACGCTGACAAGAATCTGTTCGATACATTCAAACGGATGAGCGAGATGGCTCCGAACGAAAATCTTGTACAGGCTGTATTGAATTCTATCTTCGAGGTAGATGTACTCAAGACAAAAGCCGATGACATATCTACTCGTAAAGCTAATCAGATGAAGCAATTCGCTTCAGCGTACAGCATTGAGAGAGACTTGGAAGGCGATACTGTATGGGGACTATTCAACGCAGTAACTCGTTACACTAACCACATCACAGCCCCTGCTACAGCAGACCGCAAGACGGACTACATCATGGGTGGTACTGGTTACACGATAAACAATAATGCATATGATACTATCATGGCATGGATTGAAGAGAACACACAACCTAAGTCAATGGTTTTTGTTGGTTAAGTTTCATGGTTTGCACCTCGGTCTTTGACCGGGGTGCTTTTAATTTTACATCATCACAATTCACAATTAATAAATAAAAAATGGAATCAGAAAAAACATTCAGAGAAATGTCAGAGCATGACCGCAGGGTTTACATCACGCACATTATTCAACACATCCTTTACGATGACACAAAGTTCAAACAGATGACTAATCTGTTAGATGACTGGCGTATGATAGATGTCCTAAAAGAAGGTGTATCAATAGTTAATATCGGTGCATATGGAGATCAACTTGACGCTTGAAGATTATCTTCTGTCACTGGGAGTAGCTACAATTTGTGCACAAATATTTTACCACTTAATAAATTAATATGACACAGCAAACTAATCAACTGGACCTATTCGAAGGAATCTCAAACAAGGACTTCTTAGAGTATCACAAAACAAATCCACATCTCTACGCAGCATTCAAGAACATTGCGCTTAGAGCCATTCGTCTCGGCTTCACCAACTATGGTGCAAAGGGTATCTTTGAAATCATACGATGGGAGAGAGCAGAGAGAGGCGATGGTGAATTCAAAATCAATAACAACTTCGCACCATTATTCACCCGGTTGTTTGAGAACGAATTCCCTCAGCACAAGAACTTCTTTCGGAAGAGAAGAAGTGCGTTCGATAACTACGTGGACAAAGATTCAAGGAAGGAGTCCGAAGTCACCTCATAATGCTTGCATTAATCTTGTCCTTAAACTATATTGCACAACGAAATGTGTATGCTAAATGTTTATGACATATTCGAGATGGAGTCCGACATGGGAACCGTGTTCATGGTTGTCCTGTCGGACAACATTCTCGGGTATTTTGATACTCTTGCAGAAGCTGATGAGTGTGTAAAGAAGCATATGGACCAAGCCGAAAAAATTTTATTAAATTAAACTATGACAACATTTCTAATTGACTGCGGTCCGATTACCTATTACGGAACTGCCACCCATTTCGCCATCATAAGATACGTTTATACTCATGAATACAATTAAAAAACTCAGACAAAAAATCAAAAACATTCTCGAATGCATCGATGGTCCTGTTGACGAACAATACCTAGACTATGTCTTGGTGGGCATTGTTTATTTCATTCTCTGGGCTATCATCTACATCATCTACCGGGTAGTATTGTAATCTTCAATCATGCGAGCCAAAAAGAAACGAGACAACATCGTGCAGTTGTTTGTTCGTGTCAGTGCTAATCAACGACAGGCGATAAAAGACATCAGTAAGCAATACGGATACCAGGAGTATAGTCTATTGATTGATGATTTGGTTCACACGTATCTCAACAAGAGAAGACGAAGTATGGCAAAATCTATCAAAGAATTTACTGAAGGAGATACAGCAGTTCCGGTACAATTGGCACGAAACAACCACAGGTTATTGGTGGAGTATTGTTCAGCAATGGACTTGTCTCCAAACATCGTAATACTTTCGATAATACGAGAGTCAGTTAACAAAATCAACAAACTTAAAAACACTAACATTGAAAATGAAGACACAACCGAATCAGATTAAACGAGCTGTGTATTACACTAGGGTTTCTCACGAAAACCAAGTAGATGACGGCTCGTCTCTGGACAACCAACAAGACAGGATCGAAGCATTCTGTAAAATTCACAACTACGAAATCGTAAAGTCTTTTTCAGATCCCGGGGTATCCGGCAGAAAATTCGAGAACCGGCCACAGTTTATGCAAATGATGGACATGGTAAAGAAAAAGCAAGTCGACATCGTTGTAGTTTACAGCCTATCTCGTTTCGGTCGTAACACCAAAGACACACTGAAATGGATTTCTTTTCTCGAGAACCACGGAGTATCTTTCTACACTCTAGACTTTCAGTTCGACACATCGACATCTCACGGCAAACTGATGCTCCAGATGATAGCAGCATTCGCTGAGTTCGAATCAAACCAGAGGGGTGAACTGATATCCTCAGTTATGAAGTATCTCAAGAAAGAAGAGAAAGTGTACTGCGGTCCGGTTCCTATCGGATTTGACAAGATAGATGGTAAACTCAAGGTCAACGAAAACGAAATGCAACTTGTGAGAAAAATTTATCTCTGGAACAAATCATTCGGACCTTTCAAAACCGCCATGCATGCTAACGAAAACGGATACAGGTCAAAGAAAGGAGGCAAGTTTCACACCACAACAATTCAAAAAATTGTTAATAATGACCTTTATTCTAAGTATCTTTGAACCCTAATTTAAAAAAATATGCCACCAATTCAATTAACCCACACCCAAAAAGTCCAGTACCTCATCATGGCTCTGGCATTACAGCAAGTTCAAGTTAACGAGGTAGTAGCTGATGCTATTGTAACCACTTACGAAGGTATCCTTGAAAAAGGTGGTGAGTACAGCCTCAACGATATCGCAAAAGTATTTGTCGATGTATCAGAAAGAAACAAACCAGAACAAACCGAAAAGCAGTCGTAAAAATCCTGTCGCCCGTATCCGGATCTACACTCCGCATGGATTTGTGTTTGACATACCCTTTGACTGGGTTTATGCTTCGATGAAGGACATCGACATAGACCAGGTTCCATACAATGTGCCAAACCACAACATCTACGATACAATCGAATACTTGAGGAAAATGTCTTGGTGTGAAATCCAAGATAAACTACAGTTTGTCGGCATCATCGATAGTCCAATGATAGACTCTCTGGCTTCCTCGGTATTCGATTTACCGGATAGACCATTCAATTACCCATTAACCGAACACAAAAATTTCAAATTATTCCTAAGTAAAAAACAAAAAGATGAAGACTAACTCAGCATTAATCCGGGCCATTGCAGAAGCAATCATTCAACTAAACGATGTGCCTTACGAAACAAAACAAAACATTGCTACACTTTTAAACCAAACTGAAAAGGAACCCCGGGAGAAATTCATAGAGCCTGCTCCCGAAGAAGTAGAGCAGATATTCTTTGAATATAATGTTCTGAACCCCCGGGACAACGCAATTAAATTTACCACGTTCTACGGCTCGAAAGGATGGATGGTAGGCAAAAACAAAATGAAATCTTGGAAACTAGCAGCTATCCGGTGGGCACTCGACTTACCAAAAGCTGTGGCTAAAGCTCCGGTAGTATGAGTTATCAGAGCGAGCTATCCAGAATTGGAATTGACACCAAAGGATATTTTTCTGGACTACACAAGTTTAAGTGTCCGAGGTGTTCACATTCAAGAAAGAAAACGAGCGATCCATGTTTGTCCGTAAACATTGACAGCGGTGAGTACAAATGCCACCATTGCAACTGGAAGGGTAATGTGAGAAACGAAAAGCAATACGTTAAACCACAGATAAAGGCTGCGGAAATTGACAATGCGATTGTTCAGTATTTTGCAGCCCGGGGCATCAACGAACAAACGATACGCCACTTCGGTATTACACAGAGCATCGAAGTAATGCCACAGGACAGGAAACAGCACAAGACTATCAACTTCAACTACTGGAAAGGTAGCGAACTGGTAAACGTAAAGTTTAAAACCAGAGAGAAGTATTTCAAGATGGTCACCGATGCCGAAAAGATTCCGTACAACTATAATTCTATTCTCCAATCAGACAAGATAATTATCTGTGAAGGCGAAGAGGAAACAATGTGCTGGCATCAAGCCGGGTATCCGTTCGCAGTATCGTGTCCTAGCGGAGCGAGCAAAGGCAACAACAATCTTGAATGGCTAGACGGAGTCTATTACACGTTCGAGAACAAAAAGATATTCCTTGCCACTGACAACGATGTTCCCGGTAAGAAACTTGCCGAAGATATTGCACGTAGATTTGAACCGGAGAATCTTTTCAAAATAGATTTCGGTGAATTCAAAGATGCAAACGATGTACTGAAGGCTCACGGAGAGACAGCCCTGCAGGATTTGTACAACGCAGCAAAGCCTTTACCTATCCCGGAAGTATCTAGCGTAGCTGATTTCAGAGATGAACTTGTCAACATTTACAATAGTAACTATCCAAAGGGTAGCGTAATCGGATACCCCGAGCTAGACAAATTGATTTCATGGAAACGTGGTCAGTTCGTTATTGGTTCGGGCATCCCAGGTCACGGTAAAACTACGTTCGTAGATCAAGTCTGCATACGATTGGCCTTTAGAGAAAACTGGAAGTTCGCAATCTTTTCACCGGAAAACGACAATGTCCTAAAAAGTGTACGCATGGCAGAACAGATATCCGGAAAGCCACTTCATGGTTACAACCGGATGACTAAAGATCAGTTCGATAGATGCCTGTCCATGATAGATAGTCATTTCAGTTTCTTTGATACTGACAATCTCGAGGATTACAAAATCGACAACCTTTTAAGAATAGCCAAGAGTCTGGTAAGACAGAAGGGAATCGATGCGGTTATCTTCGATCCATTCAACTACATAGACAATGACTCTGAGTCTGATTCTGGTAACGAAAGGATTGGTAAGATGCTTGTGAAACTCAAGAAGTTTGCGAAGGTTAACAACGTGCTTGTGATTTTGATTGCACATCCACGTAAGATGCAGAGAGACAAATCGACCGGGGAGTACGAGATACCCAGGTTATACGATATTTCCGGTAGCCATCACTTTGCAAACGTAGCAGATAACGGTTTTGTCGTTCATCGTGACTTCAAAAGTGGACTTGTGGATATCTATGTGCAAAAGATTAAGCACTATTTCATGGGTAAAGTCGGATTTGTTACTATGGAATTCGATCCCATTACCGGAAGATACAAAGAACAGGAGCAGGATTGGGAGACAGAGTTTTATACAAGAGTGAGTGAAGATTTATTTGACACTCCAGAGCAGGATATTAATAGTTGGACTAATTTACAAATCGGACAATAATGGAGACAGTAGTTTATGACGTGGAAAACTTTCCGAACTTTATTAGTTATTATGATGTAAACATCGATACCGGAGAAGAACATGAATTTGTAATTCACGAAAGCAGAAATGATTACGATGAATTGTACAAGTATCTTTCAACTCCACGATATTACGTAGGATATAACAATGCGTTCTACGACCGGGAAGTCAAAGAAAGGCTCGTGGATAATTATCACACGAACAAAAAGATGCCGATCAAAATGTTCTTGAATCACTTTCACCGGGGCATGCAGGAATACATTGCAAACGATGAGAGAGTGTTCTACAATGGCGAAGAAGAAATTGATTTGTATCTCATTAATCACTTCAACAATAAAGCCAGAAGCACATCGCTGAAAGCTTTACAGGTATCTATCTTCTGGCCAAACGTACAGGATATGCCAATCGGACATAATTCCATAATCACAGAAGATATGATTCCGATGATTCTGGAGTACAATCGAAACGATGTATTGAGTACCAAGGCTTTTTATGAACTGTGCTTGAAGCAAATTGAGTTTCGTGTACAACAAGGTAAAGCATACAAGAAAAACCTTATCAACAAACCGGATACAGCAATCGGTGAGGAAATCTTCATGCACTATCTTTATGAGAAATCCGGACTGACCAAAAAGAAACTCAAAGAGATGGTCAAAGAGGATCACAACATCGAGCTATCGAAGTGTATTCTACCATACGTTAAATTCAAAAGCCACGAATTCAACAGACTTCTTGACCAGGTAAGATGGACTGTAGTCAATCAGAATCAGAAACTGATTTACTCAGTGAATTACAAAGGCTTCAAGTATGATTATGGTGTAGGCGGTATTCACGGATGCGTTAGCCCGGGGATCTATGATTCAACAATCGACAAAGTTATTATTGACTTCGATGTGAAGTCATACTATCCTAACCTAGCTATCGAGAATGGCCTGCATCCAAAGCATATCCCAAAAGATGTATTCATTGATACGTACAAAAAAATATTTTTAGAACGTGTAGAATCTCAAAAGAAAAAAGACAAGACCAAGGATGCCGGATTGAAACTGGCTTTGAATGGTATCTTTGGAAAGACCGGAGAACAAACGAGTGCATTTTATGACAGATATTACTTCTATTCGATTACACTGAACGGTCAATTACTCTTGTCCATGCTTGCCGAGAGATACTCAGATGAAGTCGATGGGCTTCAGATTCTCCAAATCAATACCGATGGTATTACAATCCGAGTCCCCAGGCGCAATTTGAAGCAGGTCATGGACATCAACGATCGCTGGATGAAAGTCACCAATCTGATACTCGAACACAAAGAGTACAAGAAGATGGTAATTCGTGATGTAAATAATTATTTAGCGGTCGATATTGATGGAGATGTCAAGAAAAAAGGTATCTTTGAAACCGTAAAACAATACCACAAAGACAACAGTTTTCTAGTGGTTCCAATGGCTCTTGAAAAATTTTATCTTGACGGCACTCCGGTGGAAGAAACGATACGCAGCAACAAAAACATTTACGATTTTTGCGGTAGGTACAAAGCATACAAAGGATGGCATGCTCAGTACAACTACTCTAAAGAGGGAGAAGTAATAACCGAGAATCACGGCAGGATATTGCGTTTCTTTCCGATAACGATTGGTGGAGGGGTATCATTCAAAATCAATCAAGATGGAAGAATACATCATCTTCTAGCCGGACAAAGAACAATGATCTTTAACAGATACTTCGAAGTAGATAAGTTCGAGAATTACAATGTAAACTACGACTTCTACGTGGAAGAGTGCAGAAAAATAATGGACGAAATAGAACCTAAACAACTAACCTTTTTTTAAAATGATAACCATAAAAGAATACACCGAAGAAGTAGTCAAGACGATTACTAAAAAACTAAAACTTGATTCGTTTCAGAGACTGGAATTACTCAAAGAAGTTCGCAACTTGGAAAACTACAAAATCTATCGCAACAAAATCGTCAGCCCTACGGTCAAGTACAATCCAAACAAGAACCGCAAAAAATCCTCACATATCAATATGTATTCGTTAATCGAAGCCGACAGAAAGCTTATGGAAGATGCGGTGCGAATCAGTCATCTGGACATTGATAAATATGTGATCAATAGCCGGGAAGGTGAATACGTAGATTGTCGCAGAATGATTATGGCTGTGATGAGAATACACCTTGGTTACTCTCTGAGTAAAGTCGGAAAAATATTTAACAAGGATCACTCGAGTATCATCCACAATGTTAAAAAGCACAATGACTTTTTGATTACCGATAAAGTATACTCAAGGAGATTTCAAAAATATTTGGATTGCGTTAAAGAAAGCAGTCCGGTTTTCATGTGATTTGTTGGTTTGAAGTGGAGAGGTTGGTTACCTCTCCATTTTTATTTCTTTCCAAACACGCACTGCCTTGCCATCAACCATTTCAATCATAGGAATCTTTTTGGTTACCGTTTCCGGTCCTACATCACGTTTACCCTTTTCAATTATCTGGCGGTGATATATTTCACACGATACCATTGCATCCACGATGTCAGTGTTATCTGCTAGATAATTTTTAGCCTCTTCGATCATCTCAATAAAGTACACTGAGTCATAATACTTTCTGAAGTAATCAATAATATAAGCATTTGCCCTTTCGCCTGTGTGGTCATTCTTGTACCAACCAAATCCTTTGTCACCAGAATAGAAAGACTTTCCTAAGAGGGACGGTTTTGGAGCCAGCAAATCAAGTCTGTTCTGTGACTTGTATTGATCAAGTATCACACCTCCCCGGTTAACTTCTATCATGACTTTTGCTCTTCCGTAGTAATCCTGCAGCAAGATATTGTTACGCATGATTATATCCGGATCCAGGGCCCTTTCTTTATAGAAAGCCACGTATCGATTTGTATCAATGTTCTTGATGGTTATGCAGTTATCGGAGCCGTCATTCAGTTTAGAAGACACGAATGGAATTGGATCCATTCCGGCAACATACTTGTGCAATGGATTGTATCTTTCAAGAATATAAATTTTACCGCCTTTCATGGGGGTAACATCAATTTTTTCTGTATTTATATTTCTGACCAATTCGCATTTCTCAATTGGCGGTGGATTGCCCAATAATATTCTTTCCTGGTGCTGAAGCTTACTCATTACATCTGCCGGCATAGCACCCTTGGCATTCGCACTAAACACCTCTTGGATATCCAAAGGATACTGTTTGATAAATGATTCCAGATGCGACTTATCTTCGAGCTTGTCGAGGTTTTCTCTGGTTCTCATTATCCATTCAGTAGCCATCTTTTCATCGCTGTGTCCATTGGGACAGAGATTTAGTATGTTTCCTGTCTCTTTACCTTTTTCGTCTAGCTCTGGAGCAGCAGTAATACCCATCCATCCCGGAAGAAAAACAGTGAGCATCTTAATGATCTCTGCGTTCTTCCATAGTTCAGAACCTTTTTTCTGACCAATAACCGAAGATTCCCCGGCACTTCCCCCCATTACAATGGGAGCCACTTTCATAAAACCCTTTTTAGTAGAAGCCTGTGCTGACCTATGAACTACGTCTGCTTTCGGATGCAAAAAGAACTCATCTAAGAAGATATGCATCGCACGGAATGCTTCCAGTGATTGAGGTGAATCTACCGTGTCCCTGGTGATAATCTTTGAGTCCAATCCGGATATCGTTCCGGTTTTTGTATCCAGTCGCCCCATGTGCAGATAACCGCTCTGTCTAGTAGAGATAATAGCCGGACGGATAAACTCATCCAGTCCGTCAAAGATTACCCTTGTCTTATCTTTATACATTTCCTCCAGACGTGTTTTGTCTGCCGAGGTAAGAAGTGAAGTCGAGCCGGGGTTTGTCAGAGCGATCCAGACGGGTATCACGCCTCCGAATGTCAATGACAACCCGGCTTCCCTTCGTTTTGTTACCATTAAATCCCAAAAAGTTTTTCTAGCGTTCTCATAAGAACCATAGATCAAATCATCTAAATCACGCCACTGCGGTCTCATCCTACGACCAGTAGCATCTTTGATAATAGCCTGTGTTAAAAAGAAGTAGTGTGCTCCGGTCAGACCGAACTTACCTTCTATCCAATGCTCGTTTGTCTCTCTTCCCCACCAAAGTTCTTTTTCTTTTCTGGTAGCGTTCGGATCGAGAGCATGCTTTGCAGCCCACTTTTCATAGACAAACTTAGATGAATTTGATTTTTCTAGAATCATTTTTTAGTTTTTGAAGCTGTCCTGTCTAGAAACGAACCTTCTTTTTCGTCTGGCTCATCATCCGGATATGCTTCTAGAAGTGCTAGCTTGAGAGATTTATTTATTTTGTCACCAGCCTGTAGCAACTGAAACAATGCTTTGAAGTACGGATCGTCCAGATCAATTGTTTTTGTTTTTACACCATCCATCAACTGCTTGGAAGCAGATACTAGAGTAGCATAAAAATCCTTTGCCGGATCAAACATTTGAACCTGCAGACGGTCAATTGCTTCCTGTTCAGATATTCCTTCAGTCTGTAGGAATTTTTTAAGCTTGTCCATTCTTCAGTGACTTAATGTACTTCTTTTGATTTTCGATTTCTTTCTGTGTCTTGTTGGCTTCGATAGGATTATCGCTAGCTTTGTAATACTCGTGCCAACAAATTAACTGTTCGAGTTTTTTAAACTCATCATCGATCTTCTTTTTGTTGCTCATGCTTAGAAACTTATTTGATTTGTTTTACCTTCAATAAAATTAAATATCCGATTAAATCGGTAATCGTGTCTTCTGCGTCATCTGATTGCTGATTCATTAAACGATTCAGCTTGTCATCGATTCTTACCTTCAATTGTTCTTCGCTGCTGGATTTACTGAAAACCCTAACCGGGTTCAGTGCAGAATTTCCGTACTTTCTGTTCTTTTCCAACAGAAGTTCTTTGATGTTATCACAAACAAGTGCGATTTTTTCTTTGGTAGTGTCTACCTCTTCCTGTTTAGAATCAGTCCTAGAACTAACCCTACTATCAAAATAATCCATAATAAACTCCAATTTGTCTTTGAAACATAAACTACCTTCCCGGGAACCGGCACGTTTAATTTTAATGTATCTCTGTACAGTAATGTGTCGGCCTTGTAAATAACTTTGAATTTGTCCTTGTATTTGGTTACAATGAAACGCTTGGTTTCAATAACAGTGTCTCTGTCGATTATAAATGAGTCCCGGTATTCCGGAACGATGATTTTCTTTTCGATGTAAAACGTATCTCTGAACCAAGTTGTATCACGCTCTATGAACTCCGGATGCTTTTTCACAATTCTATCGAAACGCTTTCTCGCATCACACGAAACGAGTATCAATAGCGTTGATAGTAGAATGAAAAATCTAGAAAAATTCATGCACAAATATATTGAATAATGATGAGTGTGGAAAGAAAAGATTTATTTTTTTGTTGATTTTCCGTTTGCTCCCTGGCGTGCACGGTTTGTTTTTCTTTTCTCTAAGACCATCTTTCCGTCCTTAGTATGACTTAAGTCTTTTCCGGCAGCGTGACGCTTGCCATAAATGCCACGTTTTCTTGCTTCTCTGTTTAATTCTACTCTACGGTCTACTTCTTCTGACTTTTTATTGTATTCTTTCTGATACCCCAGATCACGCCCAGTAGCTTTGTTCGAGCCCGGACGTTTATTTTTTCCTACGATTGCGTTCTTTGCCATTTGTTATTACAAACATAATCCCGGAAATGAACAATATGATAACAATTCCGGACAACTCATACTATTTTCTAAATTTTGCCACCTTCTTTGCAATTGTTTTTGGTTGCGATACAAATTGCTTTCCGGCTTTATTTCCTGCGGCCTTAACTCTATTGGTCGCAGCCTTTTCTCCTGCGCTCAGTGATTTCCAAGCTGCATCTGGAAGATATCTTTTCTTGCCTTTGCTTGGTGTGTTGTCTGATGTGCGCCATTTTTCTTTTGTCCACTTGGATAAAGATGTTTCTGATTTTGGACCAGAGTAACTTCCTCCGGACTTTTTATATTTCTGAACTGCGAGCTGTGCTTTGCGAGCTGACCATTCACCAGGATCACCGCCTTTACTACTGGCCTTCACTTCGGAAACAATACGTTTCCATTTTGCCGGATCCTTTTTTACTGCGGTTTTCATCGACCTTGACCTCGATAAGCTTTTTTGTAGTTCTTGCTGCTCTTCAGTGAGCTATTTTTCTTTTTGGAAACAACCCCCGGTCTTTTAACCGAGGGCTTTGGTTTCCATTTACTTAGTTCTTTTGTGGCTTTAGCTTTAGCCATTTTATTTCTTTTTCTTCTTGCCTATTGGAATTCTGACACCTACTTCAGCACTGTATCCACCATACGAACCATAACCATCTTTACCGAAATTGCTACCCAGTTTTACATCTACGTTTTTCTTAACTGGTATAGTTACGTTCATTCCACCACCCATTTCTTTCCTACCACCGGAACCATAGATTTCAGCCTGGGGCTTTGGTTTAGAAGATTTGGATTTTGGACCGTCTTCGGTAAAAATCTTCTTCATGTACTTTTCAGTAGATTTTATAGATTTGCTATTTTTCATTTCTCTTTGATTTTCTTGATGTAGTAAATTGCTGCCAACGTACCGGAAATAATTGCGATAAATGCAGCACACATAGAAAATACTGGAAGCCAAGTCGTAGCAAAGTGTATCATTGCTGATGTACCGGATACAACTACCAGTGAATTTGCCGTGGTGTCAGACTGATACATCACTTCTTACTTCCTTTTTTCTTGGTTAAAGCTGTCCACATTTGTTTTGCTGCGGTAGCTTTTCCAATTTCTTCTGCCTTCTTAGCAGATACACCTTTCTTCTTGTAAGAAGCAGCAACTTTAGAGGCAACAGTTTTAAACTCTTTGCCTTTCCCTTGAAGATCCTTACCAGCTACTGCTTTCTTAACAATAGCACTGCGCTGTTTTTTAGTTCCGAATGCCATGCTATTACTTAATGTATCTTCCTATGCCGAGACCAGTTTTCTTTTCGGCCTTCTCGATAGTTTTCTGAGCTTTGTTTTGGGCTCTCATTTTAACACCACCTGTTGCAGTAGCACCTCTTTTTTCAATTTTAAAAGCTTTAGAAGTAGCTTTTTCCATGATCTTATTTGCTCTTTTATATGGCTTTTCAATGGCTTTAACAGCTTTTTTCTGTGAGGATAATTTCACGCCTCCAGTTGCAGTAGCACCTCTTTTTTCAATTTTATCAGCTTTGGCAATAGCTTTAGACATAATTGATTTGGGCTTAACAGGTTTCATCATATTTTTCATACTCAAATATAAAATTATTTTTTCTTTTTTGCAACTTTCTTCATCATGGCCTTTTTGCTGCCATACATTTCCATACCACCGTACTCAGACATTTTCTTTCCGGCAGCTTTTTTCATTGGTTTTTTCATGTAATCTTTAACTTTAAAAATTTTGATCACCTTGTCTTGTTTTACAAGCTTTTGCACTTCCTCCGCAACCAGTTAGCCGTGCACTCATAACTTTATGAGTTTTCTTAAATGCTTCTTTCACATCTCTTTTAACTCTTCTGAGTTTTGCTCCTGTTTTAGTAGGAGAAGTTGCACGAACTCTTTTTTTACTCTGTTCTGTAGCTGCAGCTGCCATCTTCACACGTTGTGCTCTACTATAACCAGTTTCTTGACGCATTTCTTTTGTAGATTTGCCTAACTTACCCCCGACAATTCCTATGGTAGTGCCACCTTTGTTCATTCTTGTTGCACCAAGGGTAGCATCTTTTGAATTCGCCTTATACTTAATAAGACTATTTCCGCTCTGTGGGTTCAGCTTCTGATTGAAAGAAGCTCTTTTTTCAAATTTGCTAGGTTTAGGTTCACCAGACAATTTTTTATTTGATTTCATTGATTTCATAACGGTCTCTTTTTTGTTTTATGTTTAATATCAACAAGGACAGTTCCGGCAGTAGCAGCAAGCCCACCAGCTAGCATCGCAAGATTTTCTCTGCGGTTTCTTTTTTTAGCAGCTTTTCTTTCTTTACTGGCAGCAATACTCCTTTCTACCATTTTACCTGTATTCAATTTCTTGGGCAAAGGTTTATCCATTTTAGCTGCTTTAGCAATACCCATTGGTTTAATGTTTTCAGATTTTTTAGAAACAAGTGTCGATGTGTATTTTTTCATTTTCATCGCAGGTTTCATGTCTTTCATGGTAGACTTTTTCATGTCTTTCATCATGGACTTTGGTTTACCGGGGCCAGTTATCTTTTTCATATTTCAAATATAATTAATTATTATTAAACTTTCACCATTTAACTTTGTCAGCCCACCATGCAGCTGACATCTTACCTTTAGCTATGTTCTTGGCGTGGCGTGCTTTGAATGAAGCTCTTTTTGCTTTCATACGATCTGACTCCCCAGCCTTTGGTTTTCCGGCAGTTCCTGTTACAGAACCAACTTTTTTACCCTGTTGACCAAAACGAATAGTTTTAATCTTGTCACCCTCTTTGGCAACAACGATGTGACTCTTCTTGGGATGGTCTGGGGTTGCCTTGGGTTTATTGTAACCGGATACCCCAGCCTTAGTTAATCTGCTGTCCTTCTTTATCGGCATACTTCTTAGCAAATTTTTCTGCAACAGTTCCCAGGCCGTAAGCAATGGTAACATATTCCACTGCCTCGACTGCTCTATCGCACTTACAAACAAACATATAAATCAATAGGCTTATAAAGCCCATTGCTCCAAGAACTCTCTTGTGAGAAATGCCCTCAGACGAGGAGAACATATCTACGAGAAACTTTTTCATTCAAATGGCGGTGCTGGTTTTGGATTGTAGGGAATAAGCGGTAAGTTTTGCACCCACATAAAATCAGGGTTAACGCACTGACTGATTTCTTCAACGGAAATCACCCACCTATCGTCATTGTCCTGAATGGGGTTAAAATAGCTGTCATCCATGTACCATTGGCCGACAATCAAATCTTTGTCAGTTTCAGTTAACAGCCCAACATAAAGGGCATACTCTTCGGGTGCTATTTCGGATAGTTTATACATTTCGTGAAAGGGTTGTTTGGTATGCTTGTACTGCGGTATAAAGATTGGCTGCTTCGGTGTCGGTTAGGCCAGAACCGATGGATGAGAAAGCGCACTCTCTATTTGAATAGATAAAAAGTACATTATCCGTGAAAGCACCTATTCGAATTTGTCCATTACTTGGCAAACTACTTGTGATTGTATTTGTATTTGTTGAACCAATTTGTCCCGAATTTCTATATGCTTTTTGTAGATTGTTTGCTGTTCTACTTGTAAGAAATAATCCTGTTGAATTAGTTGATGCCATTGAAAAAGTTATCCTTCCATTTGTATTATTATTTTGGTCATAAAAGGCAGTTCCTGAAGATTTTATGCCCATAACTATTCTACTTGTAGCAGGACCAAAACCCATTTCAAAATAAGGACCATCATTGTTTGTTCTTGAATAATAACTTAAATGTGTGCTAAATTGTGATAAAGTATTAGGAACAATAAAAGTATTTGCAATACCATTTGTTCCATTTGGTGTTGCACCATTTGAACTATGTGTCCACCCACCTGAAAACACCAACCTGAATGCAGCATCCAAATCTCTTGGGTCTTTCAAGTTCCATTTGTGAGTTGTAGCAGTTCCACCAACAAAAGGATATATGGCTTTCATTTTTGTCCAAATGCCGTATGTTTTGAGGTCAACCACCAAAGTATTGATTGCACTCTGTTGGGTGGCATCAGTTATACCAGCGGCTGTGATAAATGCAGTTGCATCGGGATCAAGCGGTGCTGCACCACTACCGAAAAATTTCGGCCTTATATTTACTCCGATTCCTATCATTTAAAGTATGCAATAACGCTACCACTTGTTAATGTAATTGAAGAAAAATGAGAACCTTTAGCGGCACTAATAAGCATACCTTGTTTGATAGTTACACTTGTTAATCCAATTGCTGATGTAATATCAACGCCAGCTGGATCTAAAACTTGTGCTACAACGGCATCTGCGTTAACAACAAAACCTTGAAAACCACCGGTAACTGCTGAAACACCACTTATAACTCTGCAACCTGTAAGGCCACTATTAAAATCCAAACTTCTTGAGAATATTTCTTGCATAATTCAAATATACAAAATTTTTTTTGATTTACCTAATCTCTCTGAATTTTACAGCACCATAGACTATGGGAGTTCCTGTAAGAGAAGTGAGCTTAAGTGTAAGTGAACCTAATATTCTATTATTACCAGCAGCATCTAATGTCATTGGGTATCGAGATATAACTGCTGTATTTATTACTGTGGATGTATTAGCACCAACTGAGGCCCAACCAGCATCAATTACAATCGCAGGAGAGCCGGATAAAGTTCCTCCTGTATTTACTTCTACCCCAGAATAGGTAGTATTCACATCAGCCCAGGTTCCACCTGTAATGGCTTGTCCTATACATAAATCCCACCTAACGTGTTGGTTAGTAGATCCTGTATTGAAAATTTCAACATCGATGTACGCCACACGCATTCTATTGGTTATCCCATTGAACGTAAGTTTGGGCCTCAGAGTCATTAGCTGAACCCCAGCCGTAGAAGTAGTAACACTTGCAGCAGTTTGAAAGGTATATCCAAATACGTTTATATCTTCACTACCACCCTCTGATATTACAGCAGAGCATATAAAGTCCATTGTTGTACTAGATAGTGCTGAACACGTCATACCACACCTCACAGGCAAATTAGCAGATTGAATATAAGGATGAGTCTCGTTATTGGCGTGTTTAAACTCGTGAGCATAAATAATTTGACCGCCCAAATCAAAACCTATACGAACACGACCTACATAAAGAGCTTGAATATCTATAACTAAAATCTGAGTCTTGGTAATATCAAGCGTAATTCCGCTCGGTCCTGTACCATCCAATTTATCTAGGTTCCAAGATGATTGCGTAACGGTCTCATTGCCTGCTCCACTTCCAGAATAAATGTGGAATTGTTTAGTTGTTCCGTTAAGTTGAAATTCTATACCATTAACACCATCTGAGTATCCGGCAAATTTAACTACGTTTGCTACAGCCGCAATCATATTGAATGTTACGAATATGAGCTGAGACCGCCCCGGTTGGTACGGCAAATACTCATAGCTCTGCATAAAACTCTTACCTCCTGCTCCTGTTCCGGCAAAAGTTAAAGTAGCACATCTATTGGTTGCGTCATGCGCTATAACAGCCCCGGCTCCATTTGTAATTTGCTCAAATAGAATCGGATTAAGATCGTAAGTAAATTGGCTATTAAACAGAATCAAAGGATTGCTCACACGCAAACGGCTAAATGCATCTAAATTAGCCGAATCTTTAATCGTTACTGCGTCTGATGGTTTGGTAAATCCTTGTGCCATATTATGATATTTCTGAACCGAATAAATTAAAACTTAAATCTGCTGTAGTTGCATACACTCTTACAACATCTGTGTTTCCCAAGGTAATACCTACAGTAGCAACAAAAGTGTCTCCTGTACCAATGGGAACATTATAATAAATGTAATCTTTATTAGCCGTAGCTGCTCCAGATGCAGAAACACTAATTCTAAAAGTAGCAGATGAAGTGCCTCTATTACATACCATAATTGAGCTGGCGATTGTAGAAGTAGAAACTGGAACAGTATACAGAACAGTTTCTGTAGTTGCCACCGGGCTTGATTGTGCTAATATTTTATAACTTGTTGCCATTATGCTCCCATTAATAAGAAAGGATTAACTATTTCTGCACTAGATGCAGTTAAATACGTATTGTTATCTACACTTCCATCGGCTTTTAAAAACTGAGTAGATACTCCGTCAAGTCGTATGAAAGCATTTGCTGTTATATTATTACTAATAGTTACAGCGTTTGTTGTAGTAGCTCCGTTATCAGTTACATCTTGAAGATCCTGGTCTACAACATCTGCAGAAAACTGCGTAAAATTTACTGCGAGTCTACGCAGATAAACTTCACGTTGTTTGTATAACATGTTTTTAGTCGTGGCATATAGTTTTGCATTGTCAATTGCCAAATCCAAAATAGCAGTTATTATATTTTCAGATACAGTAGCCATTAAATCAGAATCAAATTTACTTCATCTCCGTTAATAAAGTGAGAACAAACTTTTTCCCAGATTGGTCTTGGGGCAACAAAGCATCCGGCAGACCATCTGTCTATGATAGTTCCAAAACCAGCGTGGTGGAAGTTTATACCATACATGCCTTTGGTTATAATGTCGGTGTCTATCTTATCGTCTTTGGTTCCGTCTCTGTAGATTTCTATTGGTCGTATCTGCTGAAAGTACGGAGCCCCCAGCCACAAGGTTTTCCAGTTAGAAGATGTCACAAACCTGTGAGAAGCTGTGACAAATTGTTTTTTAGCTACAGCAGTACCAGTTATTCCACCAACCGTAATCGGATTGTACACATAAAAGTTTCCGGCTGTAGTGCTACAACCAAAAACCATCTGAGCCACAGACTTGTTAAACACAACAGCGAAGTCATCAAAAGTGTTTGTCAACTTCTCGTCTGTTCTAACCCAAATAATTCCTTTTGCCGGAACCCTCAAGCCCATTGAATTACACTTGGTTACAACATATTCTCTAGCTGCAGTCAGTGTCTTTGGACCAAGAACTCCGTCTTCAACAAGTCCGTATCCATGTTTGTTCAAAAATGTCTGTATGTGCTTCATGAATGTGGAAATAATGTGCAAAAATAATCATAAATCTGATCGACTTGTTCTTGCTCTTTGTCGGTCATTTCTTCATACTTGTGTTTTTTTCTAAGAAAGTTGCGAAACTCTTCTATGTTACAATAACTTTCCATAGCTTTCGAGAATATTTCAAACTCTTCGTTTTCTTCCGGCAGATTAAATTCAAAAGTTACTTTGCTCATATTGCTCTGTATGTATATGCGTCCATTTGTTTATCAGATAAGGTAGATTGATCTCTTCTGCAGTTTATTGTCAACCATCTACCACCCAGTGTTTTTGGAGAAGCACCTCGTTCTACATGCCATCCGCCTTTACCTTCATTGTACTCTTCTTTGTAGGTAGAGGTTCTAACCATGAGAATGTTCTTAAGCTCTACATTATGTCTATGCGTCAAACTTTCAGTCACATAAACAACCTCATTGTCTTCATGAACGTGTCCCATCCAAATCATATCAGCATGCTCTACAAAGGTAGCCATACGATTGAACTGTATCACACCCTTCGTTACTGGTCCGCCACCACCGCTTCCGTGGAAGTACTTGATTCTAAAGCATCCGGTGGTTCTGTCCGGATCATTTTTCCTATGGAAAGAATAAACAATCCAACCACCGTATCCACCGGCTTTGATGTCAGTTCCGCACTCTCTGTTTAATCCAAATACAAACCTTTCAATTAAGTCTGTTTCTTGATATTTCAGAATGGCTGTCTCGTGGTTTCCGTAGCCAACTACCTTGATGATACCTGCGTATGGTTTGAACCAGTCGATTGCATCGTTTACCACTGCATCGAAGTAGTTGTCTTTCTGATGCTCCGGCCTTACGGTTGACTTCGTTCCTCGTCTATCGGCTTTTCCGCCCATGACACAAAACAAATCACCATTGATCAAAACATCTGCATTGATTTCCAATGCTTCGTCCAGGTGTTTTTTGAGTAACTTCCTGTCACAATGCGGATTATCCCAATGGATATCACTGATTAATAGTACCTTTTTTTCTCCTTCGGGTACATTAAAAATGTGTACGTTATTGTTCATAAATTAATTTACAGCTTCAACGATGTCTGGAATACCGTCAGCGTCTGCATCTACCAAGAACTCCTGTCCAGCGTTACTGTGTATGAAAGCAATTCTTTCTGCTTCTGTTACATAGTATCCGGAACCACAAACGCTAAATACTTTACCCAGTAGTTCATTTACTTGGTCAGAAGAGAAGTATCCTACGTGCTGAATAGCGAATAGATATTCAATAGCTAGTTTTTGATTGTTTAATTTTCCTTCACACGGAGCATCGTACTGCGATTCTATAATCAGTTCGTTTCCGCTAGTAGATAAATACTTGCGGAGAATGATGTAAGCATCAATCAGTTTGGTCAGTTGAAAGGTTGTCATTGCCATTAGCAGCTACATCCTCCGCTTAAACCTGTAGGTCCACAGCCTGCTACGTAGTTATTGAAGTCTGTAAGTAGTGCCTGTGCCAGTGTAAAGTTTTCAGCATCCTCTGCGTAAACCATTTTGTCGAAAATGAATTTTGCCTCCTGGAACTTATCGCTGTTTTCAAGAGCTAGTCCAGCTAGGGTTTTCTTTGCGTCTTCGTAACGCAGGAAATAAAACGTATCAACAAACTGGCTACCACCAGGATTGAATGTTACCGTAACAGTGTACAGACCATCTACTATTGCAGGAAGCTGAGTGAATATGTCTGTTTGACGATACGCTGCAGTCCAGAAAGTAGATGTGTACAATCCTGTGATGGTGTTAGCAACTGTTTGAGATGGACGCAATACAGTACAGTCAATTGCTGTTACAGATGCTCTAGTCGTGTTCGGAGAACCCCAGCCTTCGGGATTCGTGGTTGCGTTATAGTCACCAGTAAAATCAGACAGCAACATCTGAAACTGATTATTAATAACGTCCAACTTTAAATTCAGTGCCATATTTCAAAATTAATGATTATTTTTCTTTGTTCCAAATTATTCGTACTCTAGAATGTAGCCATCGAGACCAGTATTACTCTGACCAGCTTCTTTTTTCTGTTCGATTACCTTCTGCTGAACCTTTGTTGGCTTTTTTCCTTTTCCTTCATAATCTAGATCATACTGCTCTAGAATATTGGAATCATTCATGTTACTTTGATTATTAGGTGTAATAATAGCTGTACTGGGGTTTTCATTGAATTTTTTCATTTCTTCAATTAGACCAGTACTAAACTGAGCAAAGTAATTAGGATCTTTGAGTATTTTAGAAACAATATCCATGTCAATTTTATATGGAGTTTCGACCTGACCATTTCTTTGTTTTCTAACAAAGTTTTCATAATCCTCTCCGGTTTCTTGACCACCATAAGTAGCAGCAGGCAATTCACTCATGATACTACGCATTTCAACTTCCTGCATAGCAAAGAATCTATCCTTGTCTTCGGTATACATCTTGTATCTCTCTTTATCAATAAGAGTCCATGTACCAAGCATTGTTATTGCATCCGCAGCCGAGTAAATCTTAGACAACAAAGAACCAAGCTGTTCGTATCCAAACAAAATATTAGGATTATTCATGCCACCAATAGGTGTTTTTTTATCTGCATCATAGTTTAGTTCAGAGTCCATATCAATGAACTTTTTGTAAATACCATTATCAATTATATACTTTTGAACTAAATCTCTACGAACGTTTGCATTGAATATCAAAAAATTATTGTATTCTTCTGTTCCAAGTTTATACTGGTTTCCGGATCTATCGACCAACATCTTGGGCAATTGAGTAGGAAGTGCTTGCCATGCATCGCCTTTTTTACAAGCCAAGTACACCAATGCTTCCCAGTCTGGGGTTTCATATCCGGCTACACCACGAGTTGCCCTGGTAATGTCGAATGTGTTGTATAAGAATTTGCCAAACATTGCTCCTTCCGGTGTCTGCAACACAGGCTTACCAAACGCATCAACTTTTACTGGCATTTTATCGAGTTCTGCTTCAACAAACGGAAGATCAACCATCTTGTCCGGATCACCAATTGGCCAGCGTTCTGACATTTTAATACCCAATTTAGTAAAGAATGTGGTCAAGAATGGACTTTCTACTTTTTGACCAAACGCTTTGAATGGAGCGGCATCTTTCGCATCGTAATCAACCACATATTTACGATTCATTTTGTCAATAAACGACAGTGAGTTAGGAAGTATTCCAGAAGATAGCGTGGTAACCAAATCTCCTAAACCAGTAGCTAACTTGTTATCATCTTCTGCATCTGCGATTGTTTTGGCAAAAGATTGTATACCACGTACAAACGTTTGGTCTAAGATGTAGCTACCAGCGGATCCATAGTTACCAAATATTGAGAAACCACCATCTTCCATAGCATCTTCAATAATCCCACGATTAACAAATCGATTTTTCTTATTGCCTTCTTTTTCTTTATACTCTCTGAACTGAACATATGTAGCAGCACCGAATACACCAAACCCACGATAGTCAATAATCAAATCGTTTTTCATATCCCACAATCCGCTCTGACGATTCTGATCACCTCTCAACATAGCTCTTAACAATGTGATGTTTATTGAGTACGGTCTTTCTAAAGAATATACGTAAGTATTTGATTTCTTTTTGTCTTCCTCATTTTCATCAGATGGAGAACCGGTTGCTGCACCTGCTCTTGCGATAAGAGATGCGACATACTGAACACCAATTCCGACCAAGGCCCTAGCTAGGATTCTATCCATATCCCTGGAGTTAACTCTTGCTCTTTCAGACATTTCTGCACCTTCGATTGCCTTTCCGGAAACTTTTCTTTTTACAGACTTTGCTCCAATCACAGCCAATTTAGCAAGAGCATATTCCGGCATCAAAAATTCCATAAGTTCGATTGCATAGTTAGATGGAATTCTTGTGAACGGAACTACACCTGTTCCAATAAGTCTAAACATTCTACTAATCAACTTACCATTGCCTTCATCTACCTTTGTTACTCTTTTTACACGACTCATCCAGTCAGTAATGGCGTTGTCATTAGAGTAAACAAAACGAAGTGCTTCTGTATTTGCATTAGCATTTCCATAATCAGAATTGATTTTGATGTATGCATCACGCATAGCATCCATCTCCTTTTTGATTGCAGCTTTTTCAGCAGAAGAGACAGCATTTGCCATTTTCTTTTTGAGATTCAAATAAGTAGGAGTGAATTTGAAATCTTCTGAAACCGCAGAGTAATAAGCGAAATCACGGAAAACAGCATCCACGGAAGACAAAGCTCTGAAAATAATATCCGGAATCACACCAAACGTACCCTGCATACCAGAAATCAACTGACCTTTTTTGCTGATTTTTCCAACTTCATTCAATTTATATCCGTACTTGTCAGCAATTTCTTCATTTGTGAAATTGTTATAACCCAAACTTCTAGCAGCCAACGTAGTCCAAAGCTGTACAGATTTTGACATTGCTTTAAATGAATTGAATCCCATCGCATAGTTTTGTGGAGTCTGATACGACTGAACAAGTGTTCCGTCCTTCAGAATACGGTAAGCTGTTGCAAATCCCTTTGGCATGCCATATGTAACTCCAGTCCAGAAATCACGGAGATTTTTCTTCGTGGTCGGTTCCATTTTGACACCAGTTACCAGTGATTTTACTTTTGCAGGAACCCAGCTTATCGCAGAACTCAACGGATCTGTAACCAAGGTAACCATGAATTTAACAATGTTAGAGAGGTTGTTTACAGCCAATGACGATGGTGTCATCAAACCGCCTTTTACGAAACTTATATACGTTTCTGTAACAGAATCATCTCCTTCGAATCTAGAACGCTCATTTACGTAGTTTTCGGCAGCTTGCATGTACTGATTGTACATGTCCTGGTTATACTCTAGATTTGTTTTGTTTGGGTTAAATCTAGATACTCCATATGGATTGGCTTCTGCATCAGCTTTAGATAGTTTATACTGTTCTTTTGCGTTGTCGAGCTGACTCGCCAGATCAAGAATTCTCTTTTTTGCTTCCTCCGGGATAGTAAGTCCTTTTTTCTCGGCTCTATTAAACAAGGCTCTAGTGCTAGATAAGAAACTATCTTTAGTCAGTTGTCTAAACAACTGAAGCATCCTACCAATATCAGTACCGGCTTTTAGAATTTTAGCATATTGATTTCTAACAAACTCTGGATCATCGTTTCTTTGTTTGGCATCAATCAAATCTTTGATAGCCATTGCCAACGGAACATCTCCGTTTTCAATTTGGTCAAACAGCGTCTGAAGAATTACCGGGTAATCAATAGGATCGATGTTCTCGATTTCGTCCATCAGTGCCTTCTGGTCTCTGACAACACGGATTGCTTCTTGTTCATTTTCAAGCACATCAGCTTCTTCTTTGAACATTCCACCCATTCTCTGCTGCTTTTCGATATTTGCACGCTGTCTCAGAGAGAAATAATCCTGCAAATCAACCGGATCAAAGCCAGTTTTCAGTAGAGCAGAATACAGCTCATCATCGGTTATTCCTTTGAATTCTGGATTAGCTTTAGTTTCATCGATAAATTTAGCAATTTCATCAAAGATATTCTGTGCCGGACTTTGTTTCTTAGGTGCTGCGGTGGTCTTTGCTTCACCCAACATTGAATCGTAGATTCTACGCATACCATCACTCAGAGGTACATCAATTTCACTTCCTTGAATATACTGATAAATGTAGTACATCCATTTTTTAAAGTCTTCAAATATCTTCTGAAGCTTGCTGCTCGGAGCTTTGCCTTCTGCTAGGTATCTTTCAAATCCACGAGCAAACAACTCAGATGTTTCTCTTGTCCAAACATCATGACCTACACTTTGTAAAAATTCCAAACGTTCATCCGGTGTCAAGAACTTCTCACGAACGTGAGCTAATTCGTGCATAGCCGTAAATACGTTTGGATTGGTAAGTGCAAACATGATTGTTTTACCGGTATCCATATTCACAGTTGCACCATGAGCTCCAGTTGCGTTTCGACTAAACATTGCCATACCTTCAGCGACAATGCGATTGGTCTGAGGTGTCAAATCTATGGCCAGAAAATCTGGATTAGGAACTATGAACTTAAGCTTTTCTTTTTCGTAAAAACTATCCTTTATTTTGTCAAATTCAGAAGAAAGAAAACTAGTTTCCTGTGAAGATAAAGATGTCAATTGACTGATATCTTTTAGTTTAAAATAAATATCTATTTCATTTTTATCAAATCCGCTTTTTTCTAATTCACTCACTAACGATTCTTTACTCAGTCCTCTATAATTAGGATTTTCGTTTTTATTTTTAGTGTTTATTTCTTTAACCCTATTTGATACTTTACGGTATTCAGCAGATTCTTTTTTAACAATATTCACTACGTTTTGCACTCCTGCTTCAGAAACATAGCTATCGAAACTACCCATTTGATTCATGTAATTGAACAAAGGCTGTATTGCAGGATTCAAAGAATCTACAAAAGGCTGGTATCCAGTAATTTTAGTTCTGCTTGTCTGAAACCCAAGTTTTTGTTTTAAAGCTTCAATTCTTTTAGGTATAGTTTCATTATAAAATCTATTCAATCCGCTAACTTGTTTTTGAACATCTTCTTCACGTGAATCTGGTGTCATTTGTAAAACAACAGGAGCAATATTTGCCGGATCGGTTATAATTATTCTTGACAATCCTTTATCGGCAGCAACTTTTAATAGTTGTTTTACAACCAAATCTGTAAATTTTTCTGTGTCTGAAAATGGAGTGCTTTCTTTTAATGCTGTTCTAATTTCTCTTGATATTTTTTCATAATCAGCTTTTTCATTTTCTGTCAAAACTATATCTTTATCAAAATAATCAACTATTATTTCTCGAATATCAGAATTCTGCTGACTCGAACGATTCTTATAATAGTTCAATACACTTTTTATTTCTTTTGCGGTAGCTCCTCTTTCTTTCAATTCTTTTTTGTGTCTTTCTTGAATTGCATCAAGCATGCCCCACAAGGTATATCCGGGATAAAAATTTATTTTTATATAATCTAATTTTTGTTTAGTCTCTTTGTTTCGTATTTCCTGCGTCTGATCTGACTGCAGTTCATGTACAAACAAAGCCAAATTACCATTTTCATCTACTACAATTTCTGTTCTTGCGTGAGCCAATACATGTCTTGGATTTTTAGTGAAGTGTTTTCGATCTACATATTTCTGAACAAATGAATTTCTTTGTTCAACCAATGTCTGTAAAGCCCTATTAAGCTGTTCGTTTTCTTTTACAGCACTCGTGTATTCAGTTCTGAAGTTTCCATTTTCATCCAAAAGTTGGTCTTGAGGAATTTCAGCCGTAATCGACATCTTTTCTAGCAGTTTATTTATCATGCTATTAAGATTTTTGATATACGGATGATTTGTTACCGGAATAGTCAAAAGATGTTCTTGATATGTATTTGGTAATGCTGCATTATTAATAAAGCCTTTGAAACCTTCAAATTCCTGTCCAAAATCAGCTTTGTAAAAATCTTTTCTATCGAGTTCTTCTTTTAATTCAACGTATATTTTTATTAATTTTTCAAGAGATTTTTTATTTTCGCTGTCTAAATTTAAAACTTGTCCGTCTTTTCCTATTGAATTTTTTATATCATTAATAGTTTTAGCTAATTCAGCATATTTGGCAGGATCCGAAGCAACATATTTGCTGTAAACCTCGAGTTCTTCGCTAGATATATCTGTCAAGTCTATAAGCCTGTAATTACCATCAGAAAAGTAAACAAATACCCCTGCCATGCTAACACCTTCTGTTTCTTGTGTTAAGTCTAAAGCAACTTCTTTTGAAAGGTTTATAGCAGCAGAGTTTATATTTATATTATTAAGTATGAATACTTTTTCTACATTCCTAACCTGGGCTTCTGAAAACCTATCGTAAGAAACAAGTTCCGGTCTCGTAGTAGCCCAATCTAACAGTTCCTGTTTACTTATCGTTGTTACTGGATTTCCATCTATATCAACTCTAGAACGCATAGTTTCAATAAAGGCATCCAGTCCCATGAATTTAAGTTCCACTTCCTTTGCACCTGCGGTAAGCAGTTCTTTTTTCAAGTTGTTTAGCTCTATTGGCTTATCGTTTCTAAACTTATCTAATATTGCAACATCAACATTATTATAAAACGCAGTACCCAAATTCTTAGCGTAGTTGTTACGCATCTGAATGGCTATGAACTGTTTCTTTTGCAAATCAGCCATTTGTTTAGCATTCATGTTCTTTGGCAATACGTTCTGATCCAAAAATATACTAGCAGCAGATTTGTTATTAAGTTCTGGTTTGTTTTGATATTCAGAATATCTTTCTTCGAATTGTTGTTTAGATATTAAATTTTGACCAACGAATGCGTCTTCAAGTTCTTGTTTTGTGAATTCTGAAACTGGCTTATACGAATCAAATACGCCACCCATATATTTTTCAATCCCTGGGAACATTTGATAGTATATTTGTCTAGCTTCATTATCTGATGAAACATCCTCTTGTAATCCGGCTAATGTTTTATCGACATCCAAACGACTCATTTCGTCAACAATGTCAACCACACTAGATAAATAATTAGAAAGTTCACCGGCATCAAAAGTAAGCGTTTCTGGATCTCTATAAAGAGTATTTATTACGTTACCATACTCATCTTCTACATCTACAGAACCATATCCAATTACATCCGAAATAGCATCCTGCAACTCGTTTGCACTTTGTAAAACTTCTAAAGCACTATTGTAATCAAAGCCGCCATTGAAATATTTTTCATCAGCAATTGACTGTTTTAAATCTTGGAGCATATTTACAACTTTTAGTGCTTTTGCTTTTTCCTCTTTGCTAAAATTAGGATCGTTACTTAGATTTTCAAGCCTAGTAATAGATATGTCAATAGCTTCCGATATGTCAGTTTTGTTGTTTTCAACATAATCAATTACAGCGTTAACAACAGTAGCTTTATCCGGAACAACTACAGATTTAGTAACTAACTTAGGATCAAAATTATATGCAAAATTTTCATCTAGCATTTGTGATTCGTCTAGATTTGCTAGTCTCAAAGCAGTAGAGAAAAATATATTAACATTTTCTCCATTGCTTTTCATATCATCAATATGCTTGAATATTTTATTTTTGAATTCTTGAATTTCTTGATCTGACAAACCATATGTATATCCAATGTCATCAACAACGGTAGTGCTATTCAAATCTTTTGAATTCGAATAAAATAGAATTCTAGCCAAGTCAGAAAATACACTCTTATACTGAGCATACTGGAATATGTTTTTGTCTTTGTAAAAATCTATCATATCGCCGATAGCATTTACTTGTGCCTCAGTTAATTTACCATTAGCTTGTAATTCCAAAGATGCAGAAAGAAGCGTGGATGGAGAAACAAAAGTATCCGCAGTAGCTGGAATATATTCGTTTTCAATAAACTGTGCACCCTTGCGAACAGCTCTTGTAAGACCAGGAAGTAAATCGTTTTGGTCTTTTATCGTAGCCATGTTAATTACGATATCTCCCGGGCGAGATACTTCGGTTTCTTTTGCGCCACGAGAGTAAGCAAAATTAGGAACAAACTGAAACGCAGGTGTTCCGGGTTCATATACAATCCTTACGTTAGCTAACTGTAAATCCGGATATCTCTTTATAATTCTGTCGTCTCCAACAAGTTCCGATAATTTATATATAAAGTTCTTTTGATCAAATCCTTCTGCTTTATATGCTCTTCCCAAGAATGTACCAAAAACTTTGACTACTTTATTGTCAATGAATATTGATTTTCCTGCACTACCTTTTACAGTATATCGTGACGAAAAAAAGTTTTTTTGCATGTTTCCAAATTCACCACTAACTTCAAGCATGGGCGAAGTGGGAATAGGGTTACCAAACGCATCGAAGCTAATACCAGTGAGTAGCTCAATTCGATAAGTATCGATGCCTTTTTTCTGAAGTTCGAGTGCTTTGTTTAGATCAGCAGCAAGCTGTGCAGGAGTAAGTGAATTTTGAAAGAATGGAACCAAGCCTGGATTCTCAGACAACCACACGTTGAATTGCTCTTCGGTCATCTTCTTGGTTTCAATCATGTTGTTCATGTAATCATCCAGAGTCATTCCTGCTCTCTGTGCGTTAGCTTCAAATGCACGTATAGCAATCTCAGCATTTGCTTTTCTTTCTTTTCTTGCTTTGATAGATTTAAAGGGATTCATGGACTTGAAGCCCCAGATATTACCTGCGTCACGATTCAATTTTCTCTTCCACTTTGTACGAACCAAATCATTAGCTGCTTTTCTTTCAAGAGCTTCGCTATACTTCTGCATATCAACAGCATTTTCAGATTTAGTTTTTGCTTCACTTGCAATCTGTTGCTGTGTCATATTGGTCAAATCTACTCCAGTATTTTCAAGATATTCCACCGGAGTAATCTCACCTAGAATAAGTCGAACTGCATCAACTTGTTCAGCATCAATTTTTTGGCCAGTAGCATCCAATATCGTAGCTACTTCGTTTCTTCTCATCTGTTCTTTAGTTACAGCTTCTGCTGTTTTGGCCATGTCAGCTTTACGGTTTTTTGCCGTAGTTTTTGACATCATCGTGCCTGTAAGAAACTTTTCAGTTTTTCCAAATGACTGAGAGCCAGTATATTTAACTGCAACAAAGTTGTTGAAGTCGTTTCGCAGGTCACGGAACGATTGTATAGCCTCAGTATCGTTACCAAAGACTTCTTTGATTTTGTCAAGTTTATTTAGCAAAAAACTGGACACCAAGTTATCAATGGCATCTTCCTGTGTCACCTTGCCTTCGTCAACAAGTTTCTTCATTGTCTCGTTATAGAAATTAGAACGAGCAACCGCTGCACGGAATTTATCTAGATTGTTTGTTTTTCTTTCACTAATAGACTGTCCAGTATTTGGATCGGTGTCTGTTTTTGTGAACAAACTTGAGTCGTAATCTTTAAGAAGAGGTGCGATATAATCAGCAATTTTTGCTGCTTTATTCCTAACGTTATTTGTAATCAAAGCTTTTCCGTTTAAGAAAAACGATGATAAATTTATTTTAATCCTAGAGCCAATATTCCTAGATAGATCAAATGCTGCGTTTTTTACTTCGTCTGTAGTTTCATCTACGTTCTCGGCAATTCCAGTAAACAATGCGATGCTTTGTGTGGCGTTTTCATTTAGAGTTCTTTTGAACTTAGCTTGGCTAGAAGCCGTTGCTTTGTCAACACGTTCTTTCTTTCTTCTAGAAGATTCGTTCTGCGTAGTTTGATATACTACCTTTCCGTCACGTTCGTTTATCTTTTCTTCGGTCTCGGTGATACCAAGATTTTTACGAGCAATGGTCTCAGCTTTTTGTCTTGATACAATACCATTGTTCTTTGCTTTAGTTTCTACGTAATCTCTGGTTCTATCGTTTAATGGAACAAATTCATCAGTAGTTGATGTGAGTCCCCGGGCTTGAAGAACACCAGTCTCAGAATCGTATCGATAAACAACTTTATTATCTACAACACCATTCTTGTCTGCTACATAAAACTCTTCTCCTAAATTACCTGTTCTTTTTTCTACTTTTACTTGATCGTTTCCAACTGAGCCATCTACCGAACTTCCGGTGGTAGTCTTCATGTTGTTTGGAGCATCTGCTTCTGTCATATTAACTGCGTATTCAACAGGAACAGTAGCTCTAGCTGTATTCTGATTTATGTTGACAGGAGCAGCAGCCACGGTCATGCCAGACGGTGTTGAGTTATTTGCATTGGTATTTTTAATAGTATTATCCAAAAGGCGAATAATTTCTTCGTCTGTACTAGATGTATTTTCTCCATATACTTTGTCAAGATGCGCTTGAAACTTTTGTCGTGTTGCATACAAAAGATTTAGATTTTCAAAATTTAAAGTAGAAAAAGTAAAACACATCAAAGCAGTAGCTCTCAAATTCAATAATCGTTCATCTGTTGTAGTTCCATATGAATTCTTAGTTGCATCTACAAAATCATATCCATTTTGTTTTGCATATTCCCAAACATTAGAAAAAGTCTCTTCTGTCAAACTAGCTGTACCCATGGACAGCTTTTTACCCATCACATATAAAAGAGCACCAATTTTATTCGATGGAATCAATTTTCCGAGCTTTAGTACTCCTGTAGTTTTATCAAATACCTTCGATCCAATTTTTTCTGCAACACCCATTCCTCCAGGTTGGCCAGATACTTCATAAGCAAAGAAAGGAACACCATAATCAACAACAGCTTTTTCAATTACATTAAATACTCCAATACCTGTTTTTCCATATCTATCAGCCATGTAGGACCTAACCGCTACTGCGGACTTTCCTGTGAAAAGTTGTTGTAAGTTCTTTGTCGCACCACTACCTCTCATGCTAATCAAAAATCCTATTTTCATAGATTCCAGTATTCCGTCTGAAATACTTTGGTTCTCTATGATTTTTTGTTGTGCATTTAGAACTTCCGGATTTACATACAATCCGTTTTCTCCTAAGAACTTTGCTGCACGAACAATTTCTTCATTGGGTGTAAGATATACATCATCTGAAAAAATGTTTTTTGTTTCATTGATTGTCTTTGAAAACGCACCGGAAAATACACCTTCAGATTCGCCCTTGGTCAAATCAACATTCAAATGAATAAGCGTATTTGCAGCTTTTAACTGAGCATCTACTTCGGTCATTTGTTGATTAAGTTTCATCAACTTATACGCATATATCTTTTGACCAAGCGAACGCATATCAGGTTGACCTAGCTGACCGAGCGTATTAGCATATAAATTAAACCAGAAGCCACGATTTTGTTCCAGTGCTGCATCTATATCGTCTTCTGTCATACCTGCCGGAAGAATAGCAGGTTGATCTAAAGATTGTAATCCAGAAGTCGATCCTAGTTTCGATATTTGATTTTCAATCCAATCTCTCTTTTCAAAAAGGACGTTTCGCTTTTCTTTGATTATGGCTAAATCTGTTTTCTTTTCAGCAGCTAACGTAGAGTTATATACTTTTTGTGCGAAATCTTTTTGTTCTCCTTCGTATCTTTTGCCGGAAGCATCGTAAAATTCTATACCTGATACCCCAAGCTCTTTTTTCAATTGTTCAATCTGGGATTTCAGACTATTAATTTGAGCCAAACTCTGTGGAGATATCGCTGTCTTCTTTTTGTCTTTGGTTTGGGCAGTAGCCATGATATCACCAATCTGTTTGTACAAAGTAGCTATCTTCTGTTCTTTTGGTGACAGACTTGATATAGCTCTTTGATCCATGGCTTGATCATACTTGGAATATTCTATTCCAGTTGTAGGATCAACAAAGAAACCCTGTTTAAGTCTCTTTTCATTGTATTTTCCCTGTGTTACTTTAGTTAGATACTTGGTCTTATAGTATTCTAATCTTTCTGGAATCTCATCTCCTTCTAAACCAGATTGTTCTAGTTTTTTAACGAGTTGATCATAGTCAAAACTACCGTATCTAACCGTAGAATATTCTAGGTTTGGAGTGGTCGATCCAGCAAGGTCAACATCGTAGCTAACGTAGTTACCAACTTCTTGTTCCCAAACCAATTTACCAAGGTTTTCTTCTTCTATGCTAGCGATCGATTTGTTTTCACCATCGTTAAAAACAGTAGCTGCATTACCAATTAAGTCCTGGGCTATCAGATCATCTGCCTTGGCAATACGCATGTTTGTCTGATCTTCAGCACGAGCCAAACCAGCACCAAGAGCAGCATCGATGAATATGTTACTGTCCTTTAAAATCTTTTGTGCGCTTTCTAATCCGGCAGCTTTTATCTCTTTATTGTACTTTCTACCATAAGCATCACGATTAATAGGATCCAAAATGTAATCGTAATACTTTTTGTAATCACTTATATTTTCGCCATAAGCAGTTTTGTTCAATCCCTTCTGAACAACCATGTCGAACATCTGTCTAGCTTGATAGTCTCTTTGAGCTATTTTGTATTTCTGAGACACTGGATCGACATTCATCTTGTCAAACTCTGGTCTATAGCCGGGCATTCCAACACCTACTTCTTTGCCGTAGTATGTCTCATATTTTCTAGTAAATTCTGGATCAAATATAGTTCTACCTACACCACCTTCTGCAGCAGTTCTAAATGCACCTTTGTCGTACATGCTGACACCACCGGACAAAACATTCTGAAAATCAGAATCGTTTGCTATTTTAAAGTACTGGCCAATTTTGTCTTTGTACTGAAAAAACAGCGGTCTTATATTCCCGGGGTTCTGAAGATAAGAATCCAATTCTTCAGAACTTCTTATACGTGAACCACCACCTAAATCAATCTGACCTGTTTCATCGTTTTTCAGAACCGTGTAAAGATTTTCCACGTTCATGTAACCCAACTCGCTTATTTTGGAAAGTTCTGTTTCTCGTTCCAGTTGACGAGCTTCTGCTTCCTTTATACCTTTTTTGAATTCTTGAGGTGTACCAAACAATTCAGTTGTTTTGGTACTGGTTTTTGTCAATAAAGATTTTTGCTCTGATGTGAGAGGTTTTACTTTAGCCTCTTCCTTGAATCCACCTCCAGTCGTTATCCTGGGTTTAGGCTTAAGTTCATCTTCAGTGGTACTAGTGCCAACAGCACCACCGGTAAATCTCTTTAAAATGGCTTCTTGTTCTGGAGTAGTTTTTTTATTTGCAGAAACGATAGGTTTCGGTTGAGGTTTTTTATCTTCTGGCATATTACAAATATACTACCTAAAAATAAAAATTCACAATGCTCAACTATAATTACTGAGGAACAATTGCTTCATTGGAATCTCGAACAGGAGCCATCAATTTCTGATACGCTTCTCTCCATCTGATTATTTCTGTTTTATCGAGTTTTTGATTCTGGAACAATGCACCTAAAATCAAAGAAGCACCTTCAATTTTATCTCCTGTGCGATATTCTTTTGGAATAATTATTTTAGTTTTTCCATCTTCAACAGTGGGTTCAAACAATGGAATCGCATACGTAGCCTTTCCAATTGTAGGAAGAGTGCTGATATTTAATTGCTGTTCGTCAGCTAAAGCCCAAGGTAAATAAACAATTTTCGCTCTTGCATTTTTGAACGCTGCCACTTCCTTTTCCCCAATAGGTTTAAATGTTCCATCTGCGGTCTGTGCGCTGGGCATAACTGCTACAGTAGAGATATAGAAATTAGCTTGAGTAGCATCAGTTGCCTTGAATGCACTTTTACCAGTTTCCATGTTAATTATGTACTTGTTCTTGGGTATCAGAACTTTTGTTCCAGATGGATCTTTTGAAAGGACCGTTGCTCTTTTAGCTACTACATTATCTCCACCGGAATAATTGATTGTGTATTTGTCTGCAACCTGGAAGCTAGATGGAGTAGATGCAGCCGGAACATTAAATACATTTATGCTTCTTCCTCCTACGTACTGGGTTCCGGTTTTGTCGTAACTAGGTATATTTGGAAGAACATAGTCCTTATAAAAACTTTCATATAACTCCGCTGGAGTTTTATCAATTGCAGTTGCGTCACCTTGATCAAGCTTGATTGCAGCGTATTGTGAAACAGCAGTAGGGTTATTTACAAACCAGTTATATCCTAAATCATATGCATTGTCAACATTTTGAAGATTCTCTCCGGTTCTTTTTCTATGAAGTTCCTTTAATGACTCAGCTTCTATTCTATTAGCAGGTATTGTAGTAATTGTAACAGTTCTTTGAATTTTTGTAACAGGATCTGGCTCCCCAATCGATTCAGCTGATACTTTTGCCTTGTCTTTTGTGAGAATTTCTTTTCTCATGTAACTTTCAAAATCAAGAGCTTTTTCTAACCTAGGAACTATCATTCCAGTATTTTGATCTACAGTAACATATCCATCAATAAGAAGTTGTGGATTTTTACTAAGTTTATCTTTTAGGTCAGCTTCGCTTTTTGCATTTTTAGTTAAATTCGAAGCAAAGATTACTGACTGCGGTACAAAAAACCCTTTGCTTCTTCCTTCGCTTGCTAGTTCTTCGAGTGCAAATAAATTCTTACTTTTTGAGACAAGTAAATCTGTATTTTCATCCCAATTGTTTTTATCCATGTATGTAGATTCAACGATATTGGGATCTCTTTGTCTGGCTCTATCAAAATAACTTTTGTAAAACGCAGCAGTAGTATTTTTTACATCGTTCAAATAAGCACTATGATAGAGCTTTTTATCTGCTGCTACCATACCTTTTAAACGATCTAATTCGCCTCTGTCTTTTTCGTCAAAAGCTTCTTTTTGTTCGGGTGCGGTATATTTTGGAAATTTACCTGTTGCCCCTATTGCTGCGCCTAATGAAAATTCTGCCATGTTTATGCTACTTCTTTTGCTCCACCTAATATCATTGCTGACTTAGCTAGATTTTCTGTTCCAGATTTAATCGCTGCCCCTGCTGCTTTTTGAGCTAGGAGTTTATATTCACGCTGTTCTGATATGTCTTTGAGTCCCAACGAAGTCAATCCAGCTCTGATTCTCTCGAGTCCGGTTAATGCCTGTTGCTTTGCTTGGATGTCTGCTTGAACGATTCCTTGTTCAGCCTGTAATCCACTGAGTCCAGCAGTACGAGAAACAAACTGAGACGCTTGTGGTGATCTTTCTGATACGTTACGCATTGCTTGTGAAAACTGCGTAGCTGCGTTCGATCTCATGATTCCTTCCATTTCACTACCAATTCCCATTTGATATTGTCTAGCGTATATGTCTTCCAATGTTTCGAGAGGTTTCGCTGCTTCTCGATAACTAGGAAAAGGAAGTCTTTTGGCTTTTTTCAACTGGTTCAATCCTACTGCCATTTGGACTAAACCAAGTCCGCCTGCAGCTGCTGCACCAACTCCTGTGAGTTTGTCAATTCCCTGCGAAGTAGATTGATTTCCAGTAGCTGCACTAATCAAATCCGCAATATCGCCAGATTGTCCATATGCGCTAAACGGTGTAGTTTTATCTTGTATTGGTCCTGCCATAATTAACCTGTTGTATAACCTCCTAAAATTTGACCGGCTCTCATGACGTTTTCACTTCCGGTTTTGATTGCTTCTCCTGCTGCCATCTCAGCCTGTGTTTTATATTGTCTCTTGGCTGCAATGTCTGTTTTTAAAATATCAGATATCTCTGCACCTGTTCTAGTCAATCCTCCCAACTGAGATTGTCTGTAAGAGTAATCCATCTGAGCTAATGCTTTTTCTGTGTTTATTCTATCCAGTGCAGTAACTCTTCCATATGAGCTTGCTAACTGGGGTGCATTTTCAAATACGTTTCTGTAATTCTGTATGCTCTGAGCCCCCACGTTACGCCTCATCATGTCCATTTTTTCTTGACCAAGTCCCTTTTCAAAATTCTCTTTGTAGAGACGATTTGTGTCTTGTGCGTACTTCAGTCCTTCACTGTAGTTAGGAAACGGAAGCTTGTTTGCTTTGCGTAATTGACTAAGACCAGTAGCCAACTGAAGAACACCACCGAGTGCGGCAGTGGCTCCACCAATGACTTTGCCGGATGCGAGTAATCCGAGAATAGCAGCCGGAATAACTAAAATGGTACTTATTATCATATCGTAAACATTACAAAGTTAACGCATTATCACTTATTATACAATCGGTGATTTGGTCTATACTTGATTATGTAGTTAAACAACTTCTGAAATATACCAGCTTGGAATTTCAGCTTTATCTTCATGTACTTACCCCACAATCTACTTGTGTCGGAACTATTCACTCCACTGACAGTAGAATCGTTTTTAACCGGGGCGTAGTAATAATCTTCAAGTTCTTCAAACTCAACATCATCCAGATACGAAATGTGGTCTCTCGTTCCAAAATCAATTCGTTTTGGAGTAGTGTGAGTTACAGCTTGTACTGCCTCATAAGTCTTGGAAAGGTTTGGATCGATGTTTACAACACCTTCGATATATCCATCGTACCCTGTTCCATAAAACGTATTGTATGAGCCAGTATTCTGAACATAAATTTTGTTCTGTTCGTTTGGCTTACTCGAGTAGAAAGTATTTGTGCGAGTGGTCATGATGTTTGGCCACATACTCAACTTACTTATGAATCCGTTTTTAACCTCGTCATAAACAAGAGAAAACATCGTATAGTATTGAGGATGAGTCTCTGGGGTAAGTTGCTCCCAGTAAGTAGGCCAGAAGAATCCCATACCCGGAATGTCGGTTCCAGAAGAAGTGTGATTTACTTTACAACGATAAACGTAGCTCATACCACTAACGTGCCTAGGGGCAACGAGATTGTTTCCTGGATAAAGAGTAGTATTCACATCACCAAGAAAATTATTTATCACCAAGTTACCAACAGTATAAGAAGTTCCAAGTGTATGTTGCTGTAAAGTAGGATCGATTCCCTTGAACGCAAAGATTACTTCGTAAAACTGATTGTTAAATCCAGCGCATACACCGTATCCTGTGATTGGCTGAATCCCCAGGTTAACCCATTTAGCATTGTTTAGAAGAAACGACAGCATGCCTTTGTCGGAAATAACACTAACTCCGTTTCCACTGAGTCGCACTACCTTGCGTATTTCAGAGTTATACCAATAAAGATTTTCGTCTCCGGTAAAAGTCTTTCCTTTAACAACAGCGAATTTATCTGTAGCACCGTAGCCACTTAACTGTGGACCTGGAATTTTTAGAACATCCCCACTACCAAGAACAATATCAGTTCCTGCGCTAGTAGTAAACAACTGACCTTCGTTGATAAACTGTCTTCTAACTGAATATGGTTGCAGTGTATACAAACTACCATTAATAACTTCCATTTCTGTTATTTCTCCTTGATTGGTATCAAGATCAACAACATCAATAGGCTTGAATATTCGATAATTGTCTTTTTGTGATCCGGTGGTCTTTACTTGAGACCAGCGTATAGATGCTGGTCTTTTTCCATCCCATTCGTTTGCTTCATCGTAACCATTTTCTAAAATCGTATTGTCAATAATACTATACTGAGAATCGTAATTATTTTGATTTTCAATTTCGGGCCACTGCTCAAGCCAAGAAATCAATCCTGTCGCAAGGCTTCCTGCGGCAAGTAATCTGGGTGAGTTAGCAATACTCCAATCTCGAATATAAACATCGAAAGTACCTTTTTTTGCATTTTTGTCTACGTACTGAGGATAAATGTAGCCAGAACCTGTTTCAGATCCATCGTAATCAACAGTGTAAAACATTTGAGTATTAGAAACGTTCTGAGAATAAAAAGAAAACCCTAAACCAAAACCATTCGTTCTACCAAATCCATCTGCTTGTTGATTATTGGTCGATCTAATTTTCATGTGTGTTTTTTGTGTAAACACATCTCCACCAAAAACATCATCGGTTAATGTTTGTCTATCACCGGAACCAAGTATTCTAATGTGACCAGTTGATTCATACAAAGTTTCGTTTTTGTTTTTAGCGTATTTTAAATTAGCACCGAGGTTTCTAAATATCTGACCATAAACACAACCCTCTCTCAAAAACGTACCAGAACCTGTTGCCGGAAATGTGCCAACAGCTCCTTGAATAGTTGGGTAAAGTTTAGTGGAAAGTTTAAATATATGACAATTGAGATTATTGCTATAAAACTGATTCACTGTTCCAACAGTTCTTCCCGATGGCGGAACAGAAATTCCATTTTTTATAACAGTAGTACCACCCCAACCAGACAGCAATTCTCCAGTGACAAATGGTCTAGAATCGGTTATATTAAAATTAGTGTAATTAATAAGGGAAGATCCAAACCAACCTGTATATTCTTGATGTACGGATTCATATTCTCCGACAACATGACCTTGTATAGTATACTCGTCATACGGAAGAGGAACACTAAGAACTTTGATAATATCTGTATTAGAATAATTATACTGAGTAGTGTTGAAATAAATATCCGGAGAATAAAAATAAACAAATTCCGATCTATCTGCTGATCCCAATTGTACACTAATCTGCGGTTGGCCGGTATTACCGTCTCTTCTACATTGATTGTTGGGATAAACACTAAATACATACGGATTAAATGTAATGTCCTTGTTGTATGGTATTACATTGTTATCAGTAGACGGCACTGTATCTTCTTTGACACCAGCTAAAAAAATACCAGTAGCTAAAACCTCGGGTATTCTTTCTGCTCTAACGATTCTATATGATTTTACTAAATCAAATAAAGACTGTCCGTTTACGACATATTGTAAATTGATGTTTGAAAATTTTGGATAAACAATATTTACATATTCTGAATCAAAATCAGTAAAGTTTGTTGTCGTTATATTATTTGCGGTTCTCCTATTGGGCAACGTAACATTGTCAACAGCAGTATCAAATCTAATATCATCAAGCCAATATGCATTACTCCATTTTCCTGTGGTTTTCCACTGAACTTGAATACCGAAACGATAGGTATCGTTCATCATGTATCCAACATAATTATTAACATTTTTTGGATCTTGATATTCTCCATAACGATACGAAGGATATTGCTTAGCTATGTCATTCCAACCAAATCTGTTTCCTCTCCAGATACTTGGTATTTGTCTTATTTCTAAACTATGTGTAATTTGCGAAGCCCATTCTGATAAATCTTCATCTATCTTTTCGTCAAAATTAGACACGAAGAGTCTATTCGATACTATTTTTAAATTTTTTGCCTTGGTTACTTTTGCGGTCAAAGCCAGTATGTCAGCAGGAGCAAGTGTTATGTTGTCCTCTCCTACTCCAGTGTGAGAAATATTTAATTCAGTTTCATCTCCTATTTTAAATCTTTGAACCAATTTCGCAGTAAATGTTTCTCCCTCATATTCAATTGCAACCAATTCAAAATAAGCAAATTCTCCACTAGGTATCGAAGTTAATTTTAAATTCACACCTTTACCTGTAATTGTTCCAGGAGCATCTCCTCGAACTTCGCTAGGAGTTGATATTTTTTTGCTAAATATATTTATTGGGCTAGTGGGATATAAATAATCCGTTCCTATGAAATCATCTGTCAAAAATCTACCAGTATATCTTTTGTTTCCACAAGTCAAAGTTCCACCGCCCTCAGCAATGCTAACAAATTCAATTTTTGCTGCCGGATTCTCAACAAATAACGATGTTTGCCTATCTACATCAGACAAATCAATAGATCCTCCGTTAATAGTTAAAACGTTATCTTGTGAATATGGATACGGTATTGTAAGAGTTCTTGGTTTATTGAAATCATCGGTCCAGTATATATTTACATCTTGCCCTCTTTTTTCAACTACACACTGCACTTGATGCGATTTATCGAAGCCAAGAAGCTTAGAACGAAGTATTCTAGTATAAGTGTATGCATTCGTACTGTCATTGTATTGAACAACACCAATTTCACTTATAGTTCTAGTCGGAGTCCCCGAAACAATTTTTGCAGTAGTAGAAAAAACAACAGTATCCGTACCAACACTTTCCATTCCGATAATCTGAAAAGGCTGAACGTCATCGATGAATTCTGAAACCTTTACAATACTTTCAACTAAATCTAACGTGCCCGGTGTAGTTGTTGTGTTTCCACTGCTGAAAATAGAAAAATCATTATCAAGAGCAGTAGCCGGAGTTTTAACTACTTCTAAATATCCAGTGGTAGCTGATGTACGATAAAGAACACTTGATGTCAAATTTGCAGACAATGTTGTCAAAGTAGAAACAACCGTATTGTACAAATTGATTAAGGTAACAGCTGCAAATCCATTTATTCCAGCACCTGCAGATGTAAGATTTATCTTATATAAAGGATCGAATGTAACACTAGGAGAAGGACTAGTAACGTAAGTTACTTGTGAATATAACTCTATGATTGTAGGAGAAATGACTCTTATATAATAAAAGTTGGTATTTACTAGTCCTCCAATGGCAGTACCACCAAATGTAACAACATAGTTTACATATTCCCCATCTGTAAAACCATGAGGAGCAGTCGTAGTAATACGATCATTCAAGGTATCTACTGATGCTACTATTGCTGAAGTTCCTGCTGTACCAAGAGTTACTGTTTGTTGTGTAATAGTACTGAAGTTCTGCAGATAAAGAGTTCCGTTGTAATTTGCAGTAGGTTTAGCTGGACATTCCAGATTCACACGAAACTTTGCTACAGATAGATCCGGATTCGGAATGGTTACTTTCAAATCGTTTCCATTCACCGGAGAAATTGCTACCATGTTATTTCCAGCAGAATCTCTGTGTCTTATGTTAAGAGCGTCAATATAGTTACCCTGACCAACCGCTTGTAGGTCAGAGTCAGAGTCCATTATTCCATTTTGAAGTAATCTTACGAATTGAGACATATTTAAAAATTAGCTGCTCTTTGAAATTGAAATTCTTTTCTGTAACTTTCCATTATTGCACCGTAGCGATCGAAGTGTCTGCGACAATACTTCCAGCCAACATAAGCAACAAGCATTCTTTCCCATTCTTGCTTTAAGTAAACGTGACCATCTTCTGTGATAGGAAAGCCTTTGTACTGAACTTGGAATCTGGTGTTATCTGTAATATTCAAAGCACTCTTGAAGATTATGTAATCGTTCTGGATTTCAAAATCAATTCCCTCGCAATATCTATCACCGTCACAAAGCTTTACAATTTTCACAGACATTACACCTTCCGGCAGTTTTAGACGTGAGTCCTCAGCCTCTAAAACAACATCGTAAAATCTCTGCACACTAGCAGCACGAAAGGTTTTCAGTGCTTGGTTTACCAAGACTTTAAACCACAGAGCATTCTCAGAATAACTAGCTTGTAATTCTTCGCATGCTGCAGATATAACGTCTTCAATTTTCATTTATTATTGTGGTTTATTTGGAATGGTATCCTGGGAATCAGAAATAGCATCTGCTACTCTAACCGCTTTTCTCAAAAGATCAGTGCTAATAGCTTCAACGATTTCGTTTTCCATTGCTGCGTCAATTGGATATTGATCCACATCAATACGATAGTTTGGTACATCCGTTGGATCGTTAAATATCGCACGCACCAAAAGTTTTCTTAGCTTGGTGTTTTTGTAAACATTGATGTAGCTGTAGCCATCGTAATCTACAATGTAATCCCACACAACCTCTTTTTCTTTTTGAAAAATAGAATGCATAGACAAAGCCGTAAAGTTTGATCTAAGACGAATAAATGGTTTCTGTTGGTTAACGTGCCCAACATAAATAAAACCGTCTTGTCTATCGTCAAGTCTAATAACAGAAGGACATGGAAAACGAACCACGTCACAATCAGTCTGTATGTCATCATCGAGTATTTCAACACTAATTGCCTGTACACATGCTTCGTTTATTCTGTCGCTGTAAGGTTGTTTGTAACCTGCTGACAATATGGATGCTCTGGCCGTATGAATCTTTGATTCTATAAATGCATCGTCATATCTAACTTCATCTGTGGTTATTCCACCACTCACGTTAGATATGATTCGCTGTGTAATTTCTCTGAGCGTGCTCATCTATTAGGGGTTAATTGCAATATCCTGTGCAGAACTGTTTCGTAATTCATTATCACGAACCTGTCCGGCATATGTAAATACACATTCGTCAACTAAACGGTAAAGAAACTTTTCCGTGTAAGCTGTGATTTGTGTCGAACCAGTTGACGTAAATATCTGTCCGTTTGTAGAAGTCGGCTGTGCCATGTAATCTACTTTTATAGACTTGGGTGTCGGAAACAAATACAATGATTTGGTGTTGCCTGTTCCAAGAATACGATTCTGTAGCTGATACTTCGGGCTGAAAATTGTAGGAGTATGATAAACATCAATTTTTCTATCTGAAAAATACGGCTTAGCTTCTCTTTCAATAACTATTCTAACAGGCTCTCCGGTGTTCATCGTGAGATTGCTAGATACTGTAAAAGTAGTACGTGTTACTTTTGTGCATGTTCCAACCTGTCCTGCAAAATCGGAAATTGAATCACCTTTTCTAACCACATGACCAGGAGCTACGAATACGTAAACATACGGCCCAACACCGGTAAATGTAACACTGTCAAAAGATTGTAGTTTGTGGAACGTAAACGCAACTCTAAACAAGTGCATGTAAGTCCTATCTAATCCAACTAAGTCATAGTATGGATTACTCACCGGCTTTACTTCGTCTTTTATCAAAAGACTCCAAAGCTCATCGTATTCTTTCTGCAAGTCCAAATCTCTGTAAATTTTTTCACAGAGTCTGTAAATAGTTTCCTCAATAATTCGGTCGGCTTTTCCGGTATCGATATACGCACTGTAAGCCTTATCTATCTTTTGCTGAAGAAGTGTATAAAATTGTGCGCCAGTCATTAATACAAATATACGAAAATTAAATCAATCCCATATATTTTTACTCTTCCTCAAAAATTGAACGTGATCTTCAGTTTCATGTATTTTTTCCAGTAGTTCGTCAGCAGTAAATTTTGTTATGACTTTTGATAACGAAACAATCTCATCAGCCATGCCTTTTCCATATCGTGCATCTAATCTTTTGCCGTATTCATACTGCATTCCACTCATACCAACATTACAAGCATAACACTGAGGAGCACAATTTCCAACGTGAAACCGGGTTGACATGAATCTTCTTGACTGAAAATGACCATTTTGTATCTTTCTCCAGTATTCCAGTCTGTCGCAAGTAAAACATTTTACCATGCCATTGTTATCTGCATGCAACAAACGAATGTAAACTGAAAACACGGTGTCCAGTTTTTTGGTCAAAGACGATATACTTAGTTTCTTTTTTGTTTTTAGGATTTCGGCTCGTTCCTTCTTTTTTTGAAGATTATATTTTTTTAAACAAGTTATGCACAGTTTTTTTGTCTTGTTGGCAAACGGTCTATTTCTACCACAAGAAGAACAAGTGGTTACTTTTTCAACCGGTTCTTTTTTCGATGCTGTAAATTTTTTTCTGGGTAACATAGATAAAAACAAAAACCCCCTCCGATTTCTCGAAGGGGGAAACAAAATGAATATTACGGAACTAATTTATCAACGAGCTCTTTCTTTCTTGCTCTTTTCTCTCTAACTGATTTCAACTTATCGTTAATGATGTTTGTCACATCTTTCGAGTCAAAATCATTTAAGTCTTCTGATGGATCAACGATGTGTTTGTCACACTCCGGAACGATGAAGCCATAGAAGAAGTCTTTATCGCTGTTGCACATGTCAACAACATCTCTTTCCTGGGATCCAAGTGTACGACCACCAACACGGAAGTATCCATTTTCCTGCTTGATGATACCCAGAGAAATTGCTTTATTTACATAAACTTTGACTTTGCGATCGGTGTCGATAGAATCATAATAATGTTCAAAAACATTTTTACGAGTAATCGCATCTCCTGCCAAGTTTGCACCAATCAAACGACTGATCAGTTCCCGGTGAGTCATGCCTCTAGCATCAATACCTAAAGCAAATGCTAGGTCATGCTTTTCCTCAAACGACAACGATAAACACTTGAGTGCAATATCAAGGTTTTCGTTCATTGCTTCGATTTCATTGTCAATCACTTTATGCTGAAGCACCAGTGTAAACAAAGGGCTGATAGAATTAGGATTGGTGTGACCAACACAATAAACCAATGGGTGATTGATGTAGAAATCAACTACAGCCAATTCGTCTTTACTGTTGTCATCGTATTCCAACGTGTACATTGCACCATCGGAAAGAAGAACATCGAACTGTTTGTAGGAGCCATCATTCTCAAAATCTGAAATAACACGCTTACCGTTTTCTACAACGTACAAGTGCTTTCTGCTAACCTTGTCATAGTAACTCCCCTGGAGCGTGTAAGTACCTTTAGGGGATTTTGCTGATAATAGAATTTTACGAATCATATATTTTTCTTTGGCGAATATAGTTCTAATTTAGGGAAAAAAGAAAGGGGAGGACGAATCCTCCCCTAAAAAGTAACGAATTACAGGTTGTAAGCAGCAGGTGAAGTGAACGGAGCAGCGATGAATGCGTCAATAGCAGTAATCAAAGTCGATTGAGTTGTGTTAACCCAAACGGTCTGTTCCATTAAGTTGTCACCAGCACCAGCAAAACCAGAGTTAGTGCTAGCTTTTACTTTGAAAACATACTGAGTGTACAGGTTTCCAGCGATAGCTGAAGTGTAACCCAGAGCAGTCAAGTAAGAAGCAAGACCGTAAGGCTTTGTGAAAGCTACAGTCTGAGCAATAGCCAGAGTACCAGCACCGCTACTAACGATGTTGATGTTCTGAGGAATTGTGGTGTTAGAAGTAACAGTAACCAGAGTAGTACCATCGGTAGCAGTTACACCGAAAGCAGCACCAATTGCATTGATTGAAGCGGTCAAGCCGGCAGTAATCTCAGCAACAGTAGCAGTAGCATCAGAAGTGTAAGAAGCAGTGAAGGTAACCAGCTGAGGACCGAAGTAGCCCCAATCAGACTCTTTGTACACACTAACAGTTACACTGTAATCAGTGTTGTTAGCAGCAGTAGGAGTGATAGTCATAGAACGGCTCGCACCAGCTTGTCCAGCCTGTTTGGTCACGGTAAAGATACCGGGGATCTCCATAGGTACATACTTAAGAGCATCGATGTTGGTAATATCCACACCAACTTTGGTGAAGAATAATTTACCTTGGTCAACGGCCAAAGTAGAAGCACCATTAAAAACACATGTAGTTTGCATTGTTGTAATCTCCTTTTAAAATTAAGCGATAAGTTCGATCAGTCCCATACGCTCAGAAGCGCAATAAAGACCGCAGTCAGACAAAATGTGGAAATCCACACCATCAACGTCACTTGAAGCAAGTGAACCGCTGAGGCCATTAGCAAGAGCTTGCTTAACGCTAGAAGGATTGCTGTCCTGCAGACCAATCAGACCAGGTACGTAAGCAGCAAGCAGCTCGTCACTGTTAAAGTGATACTTCTGCAGAGGAGACAGGTTTCCGCTACCGTCAGCAGCAGGAATAGCAGTCAAGTCAACTACGTAGATAGAGTGAGACATACGAGGCTTACCAGTAACGCTAGAAAGATCACCTTTGAAAGCATCGTCATCGAGCAGAGCCCAACGAACGAAATCGATCTTCATACCAGCGTAGCTGTAAGTCATAACGTTCAAACCTTCAACGCTAACACCACCCAAGGTGTTATTACTACCACCGTACTGGATGTAAGGAGACAGCAGAGTCTGAAGACGAGCCATAGCAGCAGTACCCATAAGAGCAACCAGGTTACGTCCGTTTTCAGCACTCTTGCGAACCAGATTTTCCAGGAAGTCGTTGAACTGAGACTGAGTGAACTCAGTAGTCATAGGCAGGTAAGTACCACCATTGTTGATGATAGACCAACGCAGACCACCGGTAGTGTAAGCTTCGCCTTGAGGACCAGCTACAACAGCACGCTCAGAGAAAGCATATTTGAACTCCAAGCTCTTAGAGAACTTACGCAGAGCCAAATCATCATAGCTACGATACCAGAAATCACCCTGCCACTTTACGAAAGAAGCAGTGCGGTCACGCCTAGCTTGGCTAGAGCTTTCACGAGTGATAGCAGTGTAGGTATAGTCGGTCTGAGGAACGATGCTCAGAGGACTTTTACCATTGCTATAGCGGTTAGCAGAAGAGTCAAACAGAACCTTAGCGATGCTTCCACTCAAGAAGTGAGTAGCAGTGCTAAGAGAAACGCTTACACGCTTGATAACTACCAAATTTCCACCACCAGAAGGTTTGTCTACGATGATACCTTGAACCAGGTTAGCATCAGCGATGATATCACCGATACGGAAGTTAGAGGCATCGTCCAGAGTCAGCAACAGGGCTTCGCCAGTTGCATAGCCGGTAGGAACGGTAGGAGCTGCAGCAATACGAGAATATACGCTGAAGTTACCAAGGGCACTGATTTCTACTTTGGGTTGGTTGGTAGAAATTGAAGATGCCAGCTTGGAAGTCAACTGCGTCAATACATTGTACCCATAATCTTGGGCATAAACCATCGCCATTTTGTTAGGCAGGCTCAACCCCCGGAGGAGGAGCGACTGGTTTAAATCGAGGTTAGTAATTGGACTTGCCATTGTTTAATTTGTTTATCTTTTTTTGGCGTTGAGGTAGGATGAGAACGCATCGTCAGCAGTTAAGCCTTGGAAACCATTATTGGTGTTTGATGGTCCTCTTCCATCGGACGGATTTGTTGTCGCCTCCAACATTTCTCTCCGTCCGCTATTTTTTGCCTTGGTCACATTGGTACGCACGATATCTTTACCGTACAGTCTCCATAATGCAAAGTCAGCAAGTAAGTCGGCATCGATGGATCCATCGTTGCGATTAAGATTAATTTCGCTTGTCAAAAAGTTCTTAATCTTGGAAGACATTTCGTCTGTAACCTTAAGACCGTAAACTTCTTTACCCGAAAGTTCTTTCGCAATAGAATCTACTTCAGCCTGAAAACGCATCAGAGTCTGTGTCGTTTCTTCTTTCTGTTTCGCTGGTGCTGAGGTTAACCGTTTCAGTTTATCCTCGTTCCTTGAAATAAAAGCATTTCGATACTCCGATACAAGTTTTTTCCTTTGGAAAAGACTCATTTGATTGAACTCTTCAACGGCTGCGTTATAGTCGTCACCAGTGAATCCTTCTAATTCTTTGAGTCCCATTTCAATGATACTAACTTCGTCAAGGTTGGCATAATCTGGAAGATCAAACTCCTTAACGAACTCTTTCAAAGTCTTTCCGGACTTCTTGAATTCTTTCAGCAGTTTAACGTCTTCGTCATCATCTTCCTTAACTTCTTCTAAAGTAGGCTTTGTCTCAGCAGCTTTTTCACCGGGCTTAGCTTCTTCATCAAGTTCGTACCATTCTTTTTCTAGTTTCTGTTCTTCGTTGTTTTGATTTTCCTCTTTTGTAGTTTGAACATTTTGTTCTTTGTTTTCTTCTGCAGGGGTTTCTGAAACCACAGGTTTGGCTTCTTGCTTCTCTACAGGAGTTTCTGGTTTGGCTTCTTCGGCCGGTTTAACGTTAGTTTTAGCAAGTTTGTCGTCCTGCTCTTTTAACTGTTGTTCGATTTGATCGTACATATTTTGCAAATTTAGTGATTTTTATTCTAATTTTAAAGAGCACCAGCTGCTTCTGGTCCGGCAACTACTTCGTCACCAGGCTGAGGTTCTTCTGCCACGGCCTGATTGGCAGCTTCTTCCATAGCTCCTGGGGTTTCCGGAACACCTTGTTCAATTGGACTAGCATTTTTAACTGCCTCAGAAGCGGCCTTGAGTTCTTGACGATAGTTCGAACCTTCTTGTGCAACTTGTGCTTGTTGCATTTGAGCTTGCATCATGGCTTCTTGTTGAGCAGCCTGCATGATCTGTTGTCTACGCATCTCTTCTTTTTTCTCCATATCTTTCTTAGCCATAGAGTATTCAAGTTCTTTGAGAAGTTCTGTGTAAGACTTAGATGTTTCGATCTTAATATAATCACGCATGTCAATAAGACCGTTCTGCATTGCAGCTTGTGCGATAGCGAGTAATCTTTCTTTTGCCTGTTCGTCCAAAAAGTCTTTTACCTTTATGTATACACCAAAATCTTCGAACTTAACTTCATCGGTAATTTCTAAGAAGTCATATCCTCTGTCGTCAAGTAATCCAACTCCCTCTTCTTTGAGAGAAAGAAGAGAAACTTTATATTGATTCAATGCGTACTGAAGATCCTTTTCAATGAAACGAATAAAACCTTGGTAAAGGTAAGCTGTACCTAGGTTTGACTGGGCAATGGAACCTGCCTGTGTTTTAGCACCAAGATAGCCTTGCTGCTGTCCCATAGCTATTTTTGGAACGTTAACAATCTCTTCCATGATACGTTCTTCTTCTCTCTTCAAGTTGATAAGTTCACGAACGTTTGGATCAAGTGTCATGTCAACTACTTCTACAATACGGTTATTGTCATTGTTATTGTAATCTTCACCTGTGGCGTTTCCGTCTGTAATATGAATACCCATTCTCTCAAAGTCGTTGAGAACTTCTTGGGGGGTAGCAGAGCCAAGTTTGTGTTTGTTTAGAATAAACACTTTTCCCTTGGCCCGGTCAGTAGCTTTTGTGATTTCGTAGTTCAGATAGTCAATTCTATCCTGGTGTTTATGAAGCCTCGATGCAATAGAACGTGTTTCGCCCATAACCATGTTAGGAAGAAACACACTAATTGGAAGTTCAACTTCATTCTTATCATCAAAGTTTCTAACGATGTTATTTGTTTCACCCCAATTGACCATATACTTGTTGGCTATGAGGGTTCCTTTATAAACAGTCTTAACCCAGTATTGAGAGTTACTTCTCTTTCTAGTTTTAGAGAAGTGTTCATTGCCATACTGATCTTTGGTTTTTTCGTAACGTAGTTCTTTGTAGCCAACCCAGTAACCGGTAACACATGCCATCTTAGGTACACCGCTCCAGTTATACCACCAGCGAAGTTGGTTTGAACTGATGTATTCTTCTCCGAGCATTTTGTCGATTGTCTGAGTATTTACAGTTTTAATCTCTTCTATATCTGCCGGAGAAAGATAAGCCATGAAGTCAGGATTAGAAAGAATTTCACCTGGTGTGTACCAGTCAACTTTTCCTACAAACTGAGCTCTTGAATTATAATCATCATCGACTGTGTTATCCCAAATCAAGTTGTAAGGAAGGATAACTTCTTTGATCTGTCTTCCTTTTTTAATGTAGTTCTCAATACCAATTACACCACCAAGAGTTAAATACAGGAAAGCCTGTTTGTATTTCTCGATAAACTTGTTTCTGTAAAGAATGTCTTCAGCCAACCTTTGAGCAATTTCTTCTGAGTACTCTTTGTAATCATACGTCATGTACTTCTGAAGATCCTGTTCGTTTTCAAAATTAACCATTCCGGTAGGATTGAATTCAACGCCTTTTTCTGACATTGCATCTGCAATTTCTTTAAGAATGATTTTACTCAAAGCCATTTGATAGATTTCATTTTTCTTTGAAATCAAAGCTTTGGATGTACCACGAACTGTAGGCTCGATATTTTCAATCATTTTGATAGCACTTCCTAACATGAAGTCTATCATTGAAGTTAATTTTTGACCGTTTATCCAGACGTGAGGTAACTTGCAGTTATCAGCGTCTTGTGTTGAATAGTAGTAATCACGGTTTTCTTGTTTACCTAGGTAGTAGGTAAACATGCGGATCATTTCATCTATTGGTTTGTCCCAAGATTGAGGTGTCCGATACCCCAGCTGATTTTGTTGTGTATTATACTTTTCGGCTATGTATTGTATGTTCTCTTTGAACCAAATAGCGTTCTTGTCTTTCTCGGGTACAAATTGTTTTGGTTGGTCTTTTATTGATAACATTTCAGCCTGTTAGTAAAGTTGTACAAATATAGTGAAATAAGTTTATAAAAAACAAATTCACATTTTCTCAGCTCATGCAGTCTTTGATTTTTTGAGATAGTTCCATTTTGGAACACTTTACAAGATAATGTTCTAAACCAATGCAGATTACTGTAAGTGGTTTGTTGAAGGTACTCCTCTCATCTGAAAAGTAATAGTCGATTCTCCAAAAGTGAATAGGAAAAGTTGGCGAATCATAAATATCTGAGAAGCCATTATCTTCTAGATATTCTTTGTTGTCCTCGTCTTCATCTGGATCGAGAGCCAGCACTTCTAGAATAAGTGGTTTTTTCAGCATAAAACAAATTTAATAAAAAAAAGAATACAAAAAAAAGAATACGAAGTATTCTTTTAATACACATAAGAGTGTATTTGTATTATCCAATATGCATCTTTGGGGTGTTCTCCGGCATACAGTGAGCTATCCCGATAAAAGTCTATCGAGTTAGTCACCGTTGCTGTGGGTACATCTTCGTACACGCCCCCCAACATACACCAATAAGTCGTGCTTGCTTATTGGCTTGAGATCCACTTTCGAGAGTTTTGCACCTCCCTTTCAGTCCTACGGCTCATCTCTTTGTGCCACCGCTGCGCTTTGCTGAAATCCCATGGTAACGCTTTACACCGGAACGCCATCGTTATTTTTCCGCCCATTCCGACACCGCAAATATAAAGTCAGTTTTCAAAAATCAAAACGTTCCTACGAAATTTTTTTTCTCAAGGTAGTCCAAACGATATAAGATAAGGTCCAGAAAGCTTATGTTGAAAGTGAATCCGAACGCCATGGCAAACTTTAGAATGTTGTGCGTATTGTAGTGTTCTGGATTGTACAGCTGATAGTCGCTGAACGCATAATCAAATATTCCGGTTTTATCATAAACCCTGGCGTGAAGCATGCCCTTTACGATGTTATGCTTCTTGACTAAGTAGTCTAGATTGAAAGCAAGGTTCTTAGCCATGAGTGAAAATCTTTTATCTACCATTTCGTAGTAGTACCCTTTCTTCAACTCGCTAATTTTCTTGTTTTCTACGGCTAGAAAAAACTCTTGTGACTTGATCTCAGAAATTTTTTTATCGATTTCTTCTAAAGAAATTTTGTTTTTCGACATAAAGTTGTATATTTGCAAAGGTAAGGATACTAAAAGAAAAAACACTAAAACTATATATTAATGGCACTTGGTAACAATTCGTCTGCGATCTACGTGGACATTCGTAACGGAAAGGTTTTCCGTTATTCGAAAACAGAACAGGACGGCACTACAGCGGTTCTAAATTCAAAAGGAGAAAAGAAACACTATTTCATCTACGACTTCATTGAAGGTAACGTAACCGGTTTCTCTACTCGTGAAGAAGACATGCAAGGTAACAAGAAACTTGTGTTTCAGATTCACATGACAGACGGTAATGACAATTACATTGTTAAGATGGGAGTTGAGACAGCTTACTTCCGTATGTTTTGCTCGGTAGTTCCGAACATCGACTTTAATTACACTGTGAGGCTCATTCCTCGTTTGAAAGAAGAGAACGGAGTTAAAAAGTCGAGCATGATCGTAGTAAATAAGGATCTTCCTATGAAGTTTGCGTTTACTGCTGACAATCCCAACGGAAAACCTCAAATTCAAATTACCAAAAACAAGAAAGGTGAGATCGTTGACATCGATCGTGAAGAAGAAACACAGTTTTTCATGAACCTGATCAACCAGACCAGACAAAAACTTGTTCATCCGGCTGTATCACTGTCTACTACAGTGGACACATCAGTTGAAGAAAAAGTAAAATCTCCTAAAAAATCAATTACGGTACTTGACGAAGAGCCATTGGGTTCTGATGATCTGCCGTTCTAGTCTCACATTTTTTAATTCAAGCTGAGTAATGTCAAAAATCGCTAATCCCAAGTTAGCAAGCGTGATTGCTGATGGGATTGTAAAAACAAAAGCTGAGATGTCAGCCCTTTCTAAGAAAGAAACAGACGTTGTATATGAACATATGCAACATCACTACGACAAAGAGGAAAAAATCATCCGTCAGAGTTGTATGAAAGCTGCTGCGTCTTGCTACAATCCTCCGTTCGGAGAACAGCCAAAGGAAATTGCTTCTAAAATTATCGAAATATCTGAAATCCTTTTCTCATGGGTGACTTCAAAATAGTATCGATAGACAAGAACACCGATTACCAGGGTTGGCTTGACTTCAGACAGAATGGAATAGGAGCATCTGAGATTGGTACATTACTCGGCTTGAATCCTTACAAGTCCAAGATAGAACTTTTCTATCAGAAGCTTGGTGTTATTCCTCAGATGCAAGAGGAGAACGTGGTTATGTTTTACGGAAACCGTCTCGAAGATTTCGTTGCTTCGATGTGGGAGTACTATTCTGGAACCCCGGAGTCAATTGTTTCGAATTTTAATTCCGGCTCCAAGCAAAGACATGCCAAGTCGGTTAGTGGATATATACTAAATAGTGATTATCCGGAAATGTTCTTTTCCCCGGATAGACTCATTGTATCCAAAGATACAGATAAAGTTTTGTATAAAGAAAAGCTTGTCGCAAAAAACATCAAAGGTATTTTAGAGATCAAGACTATTTCCGGATTTGCTTCCAAGCAGTGGGACGGTGGTATACCTCCTAGCTACATCATACAGGTAACCGCATATATGATCGGTCTTGAACAGAACTACGCTGAGATAGCATTGTTTGAAGACGGAAGAAAGTTCAGCGTTCTGCCGGTAGAAAGAAATCCCTCGCTGGTTGATAAGATACTGCGAGAGGTAAGAGACTTTACTGATAGGGTTCAAGCAGCCAAGAATGATATGGCAAACGTACACCTGTACGAACCGGAACCAGATGGAACACAGGCATTCGAACAGTTCTTGAACAAGAAGTACGCACTGTCCGAAGACAAGACAATACAGGGAAACAAAGAACTTCTTGAGTTGGCTATCCGACACAAGATGTTGTCCGAAACGATAAAGGAAAGCGAATCGCAACTTCGTGAGTACACGAACATGCTCAAGAATTACATGAAAGAGTTTGAAGCAATTGATTTTGGAGATACCGGTAAGGTAGTGTGGAGAACAGACTCTCGTGGAATAAGGGCTCTGAAAAATAACATCACACTAAAAAAATAATCATGGCAAAAAAAGACATCGCTGTTAAAACCTCTATCGAGAATCTTGAACAGCAACTCTGGTTGGATCCTAGCTTGTTTCATTACATTTACAATGCACTGTATGAAATGTACGAAGCCGGATATAACGACCGAATCGAAGAAGAAAAAGCACAATTTAAACCAATCGTAAATGAGCAACAAGACTAAAGTAATCGCAAAATTATCGGCAAGAATGAATTTGTCTGAAACCGATCCATTCGCCAGCACATCGGACTTTGTTGAAGTGACAGAGTGGGCGAAAGAAGAAGGTTTCGATATTTGCATTCATACTGAAATCGGAACACAAACGTTCTCTCTTACCCACTGCGAACTTCAGACAATCAAAAAACTGATCAAAACACTCAAAGATTTCAAACAAGATGAGCCAGAATAATAAAGTTGGAAGAGAAGTCCGCAGGATTTTAAACTATCGAAACGACATTGCCTTGTACTTGGTTAAGCATGACCGCACGCTGGCTGAAGAACATGCGTTGATATTGGAAAAGAAATCCAATCTTACGTTATCACAACGTAATTACATTTTGACCTATTACGAAGAACTAGAAAACACGGAGGCTGAGGTTTCAGATACAGAACAATGAAAGGATATCTATACAAAGTAAACACTTCTTGGGTTATGGAATACTTCCACGAAGAAGACACTCCGGAAGGAACCGTAATGAACTGGAAGACAACTGCTGTTATGCCTGAGTTTAGCCACGTACTTGATAGTACCTTTGATCCCAATGGAAACAAAGATGTTGAATTTACTGAAGTTACAGTAAAGACTGAACTGTCAACACAGAGATACGCATTCATTGATCTCACCACCATTACACAAAAGGTAAAGCTCTCACCACTTGACTGGAAAGAAGTCTGGAGTAAGTGGGAAGAAGACAGGGGTTTCTTTGATGGATTCTGGGAACTGAAGAACTGGCTCAAAAAGAACTTTCTACTTTATAAAATTTAAAACACATTCTAATGAAAAGCATAAACTCTAGATCGCTACCTATTATCGAAAAGGCAACAAATCACTTCTATGACGAGTTGGTACAAATACCGTCATACACAGACATGATTCTGATCAGAAACAAAAGCCACGCATCAAGTGAGATGACTGATGTGTTGTACATTCCGGACTTGTCTAGAAACGAACAGGACACGTATTACTATCCGGTTATCTGTAACTCGTATCCGAGCGAGCGTCATTTGTTGATTCCAGGCAAGTATGATTATAGGCTGGGGATGAAGTACGGAGCCATCTATGGTCAGCAGATGTCCTTGGCTTTCATATATGACTCAGAAACAGATATTACCAATAGCGACTTTGGAAAACAAAAGCTGTCCGGTTTTAGCCTGTTGTTCAATCCGATTCACCGGTTGTTGAAACCCACGTCACCCATAAGCAATCACTCTCCCGGATCCATAAAAGTTTCCAAAGATGGATACTTTATTATAGAAAGAATGTGGGAAGAGCATCGCACCGAGTTTACATTATTCATTGCAAACATCAATCACCTTATTTAATTTAAAAACAATTCAAAATGGCAGACGAAACTTTATTCGCAGACGGATTCGATGAGGCTATCGTAGGTATAGACTACATCTCTTATCCACCACGTATCATTTACGACAAAAACAAAATGGTTGAAATCCTGGTTGA